ATACCGAGAAAAATTACTTGAAATGCTTGGCATTTGCACGTATTCTTGGTTACTTGATTACGGATGGACATGTATCAAAATTATCTGCATCTGCATCAGTATTTTTAGGTCATGTTATTGATGTTCGTTCCTTTCTCAACGATTTGAAACTGTTTTGCCCTATCAAACAAGAAAACTTTAAGTGTAGAAATTTATATTGTGTTAAAATTCCAGCCATTCTAGAAAAAGAAATCGCAAAGCTGGACGGAGTTCTCATGGGAAGAAAGGTATCTCAACCTGGAACCCTTCCAGCATTTATTCTAGATGAACACTGTCCTAGACCCATTGTTCGCGAGTTTTTGGCAGGAATGTTTGGAGGCGATGGTCACACATCCGTGCTAGAAATGCATCGCGGAAAACGAGATTTGCTTTCATCCGTATCCTTTTCACAAATCAAGTATGTTGAACACATGGTAAGCCTTACTCAAACGATGCAAGACATTAAGAAATTGTTTCAAAAATGTGGCATTGAAAAGGTTACACTTCAAAAACCCAAGAAAACGACACATTCAATGGAAAATGACGCGAAAAGTTACGAGATGACTCTTCATCTGGAGATGGATGAACTTGTTCATTTTGCAGAGAAAGTAGGATTCCGTTATTGCTGTCACAAATCACAGCGACTTGAAGCTGCAGTATCTTATAAGCGTTTGAGAAATGAAGTCACCCGCCAACACAACTGGTTGGTGAATCGTGTGGACGAGCTGACACATTTTAGTGAGATCAAGAAAGAAAATCCAACCAAGACTGTTCCTACACAAAAGGCTATTCTACAAGCCGTGGAGGAATTGAAAAAGACGGAGGCGCTTCTTCACGAGTATGCTATTCCTTCTACACACGATATTACAGATAACTTGATCAAGGGAACACAGTTTGGCAAGTTCACTTCCAAGTCTTTCCCTACAGCTGAACAATTCTTGGAAAATATTGGTGCCCTTTCATGGTTCTTGGAAGATCTCCCAGAGAAACCCGTTATAGAGGATGCTGATTTAGACATGGATACCGAAGAATCTGACGACGCATCAGAAAATGTTTCTTATGGAGTAAATCGTAACCTAGAATCACTTCCCACGATGAATCTTACCGTCATTGATGCTCGGCCAGCCGGTATACATCCTGTATACGACATTGAAGTAGAAGAGGTTCACTCCTTCCTCGCAAACGGTGTAGTTGCACACAATTGCATGATTTCGCACGGAGCATCCCGATTCACGAAAGAGCGTCTCTACGATGTATCTGACAAGTATGAAGTGAATATTTGCAAAAAGTGTGGTCTTATTGCATCGTACAACAATGATTTGCATATTCACTTGTGCAAGACGTGTGATAATCGCACAGATTTCGCACTGGTCAAGTTGCCATATGCATGCAAACTCATGGTACAAGAACTTATTACGATGAATGTTTGTGCACGATTTGTTACAGAGTAAATGCAGTGAAAAAATCTACACATGGAAAAAATTATAAATAATAAAATTGAAATGTATTTTTTTATTTATCTAAAATCCAACCTAACCTAACTTACCAAATTTTCAAGTATGAATCTCTTTGTTCTTTCGCTTTGTTTTCGCGAATGCGCGGAGTTCATGTTTGACAAACATATTTCTAAAATGATTTTGGAAGCAGTGCAAATGTTATCTAGTACAAAACGAATACTTGATCCAGATGATCCAAACTTGGAAAACTCGCCTGTTTATAAAATTGCACATAAAAATCATCCAGTCACTATTTGGATGAGAACATCATTGGAAAACTATATGTGGACAATTTCTCTCGTTGAGGCCATGCACGATGAATGGAAATACCGTTATAATCATCCTCCTGAAAAAGAACACAAATCATTCACGGTAGCCATGTATTTGAAAGAACATGCTCCGTCACAAGAAAAATTTCCTGAAACAGGGCCAACACCCTTTGCACTTGCCATGCCTGATGAATATAAAACAGCGGATCCGGTTGAATCCTATCGCAACTATTATCAAAGCAAAGACAAACAACTTATTGCATCATGGAAAAAGAGAGAAATGCCACCGTGGTACAAAGTAGATAAATGGTGGATGGCGTATATGAAAACATGATCAACTTTATTCCCTGCAAATATTCTTTATATTTTTATTTTCTAAATAAAAATTAAACTTTTATAAATTTTCTAACGATCCACGTAGTCAATGCAAATAATACTCCTCCCCACAAGGTGTCCATAATTACAGTGGACCACATCCAATTTTTCAAAAGACCCTTTGTAGTAAACTCGTACACTGCATAAATAACTAAACCTAAAATAAACGCATCTATGGGACTCTTTTTAGGCTTTATAATATAATAATTTAGTGCAAATATTAATGTAAGATAACATAAAATAGTGGCAAAAATATTCATTTCTATAGGGCTTCCTTGAACAAGTTTAATCTGTTTGTTGAAATAATTTTTCATAAGTGTAAGATATATTCCGTCCAGTATAAGAAAAACAATACCTGATTTTACAAATGTTGAAATCATTTATATATTATAGAGAGAAATTAATAAATGATTTAGCTTTTTTATATAAGCCTTATATATAGACTTAATGCCTAGTGTTAGTTCAACTTCTGTTGGTTTTCAAAATCCTATTATTGGAGGGCTTGATCAGCTCGGATACGCTGGAGAATTATCACCTCTAGGTGGAGGAATACCTGGATTCATTCCCCAGCCTACTCTAGATACAGATAATAATGACGAATACTCACAAACTAGATTTACGTTGAGAAATGCGTGGAATACAAACTATAGAAAATATAATATAGGCAATACAAAAAATGCTGCTGTAACACCATTTCGCGCTGTAACAAATTCTGGAGATTTGTTAAGTAGAACAAGTTACTCTTGTGGAGGATCTTGTCAAAGTTTTCAAAGCCGACCCAACTTAAGAGGATTAAAAACACATTTTGGAGCTATTCAAAGTACTTGTGATGCTTCAGGAATTCCCCCTGCCTCATGCAATGTAAAATATGTATATGATGGTTCAGATTATACTACTTATTTGAAGCAAAAAGCTATTAATAAAAATTACAATGATTTATCAAATGGTGGAGATGATTCATCCACATCTCAAGTTGCATGGAGAGCTATTCGCAGATATTAAATATAATAAATATGAGTAAATTACAAATTTTCAATTACAATTATTTCATTATCTTGTATGTAATGAAATTATTCAACGTCTTTTTGTTGTGGACTTGGATTTTTTTGATTTTTTCATCTTGCGAGTTTTTTTGGATTTTCTAGTTTTTCTATTTTTCTTTTTTCTTCCTCCGAAATGTAAACTTTCAGGGTGTTCCTCTACATCCATATCATCATAATAAATACTTTCTTTTATTTCTTCGTTTGGATAATATTTTTTTTGTGGAGGAGCTTTTATTCCAGGACTATTATGAGGATGAGTATAAGGACGTTTTGGATTAACATAGGTATTATAAAAATCTAAATTCTTTCCTGTTAAAGTAGATGGATCTATTCCATGTTTAGAATTACCTAAACTACTTGATACATTTAAATTTTTTTGAAAATCAATAAATTTTTGATGTTCGGGACTAGGAGGAGACATTTCCATGCGAGGTGGAAAAGGTCTAGAATCTGTCAATTTTTTTACCGGAGAATTTTTTCCAGGATTAAAAGTTGGCAATCTTTTTACCATTATAGGTTCTGTATTTTCATTTGGTTCTGTATTTATAAAAAATCTTTTTATGGATTTACTTGGAGAAGTAGTTATTTTACTCACTCTTTTATTAGCTGATTTATGAGAAGACATTCTTATATATTATAAATAAAAGAATTTACTTAAAGATTATTTTTCTAATGCATATAATAAAGCATGACCGAACCTATTCCATACCTTGACCCCGAAGAAGAAAATAACTACGTTGAAGCTCATATTATTATCCAAGAGTTTTATGATGATCCAACTATTTTTGTTGTTGGTTCAGCCCCGTTCGGAAAAATATGGTTTGATAGAAAAAGAATTCAAAAACAGTATGACGTTTTGAGTGCGGATTGGGAAGAAGAATATGGAGGAAAAGTTGTTACTCATAGCAAAAAGCCTCGTATTGTTCGCGTTCTTTTAGAAGAGAAGGATGTTATTTTTCCTGATGATGTTGAAGTAGAAGTAAATGGTAACAAGGTTGAGTCTAATAAAGAGACACCGGAAACAAATGAAGTTATTCAACTGAATACTGTTATAGAAAAAGAAGTTGTGGTTGATGATCCCCCACAAGAACAAGTTTCTGTTGAAGCCACTCCTGTAAAAAAATCCAGAGCAAAAAAAGAACCTAAAGCTCCGAAACCTCCGAAACCTCCAAAGACGCCTAAAGTTCCCAAGACACCCAAAGAGCCTAAAAATTGAATAGATCTTTACAACGCATATTTATAAAATATATAAAGAGTATTTACATATTTTATACAGATATCTTGTGAACTAGTGAATGCATACAGTTCCTTTCTATTTATCATATCATGTTACTCCAATACTTGCAATTACAGGTTATTTAATATATCCAAAACAAGTGCGAATAAATCCTTCACTATTATATACATTATCTGTTATTCATAATGGAGTTTTAGTTTCTTTCAGTGTTTGGATTTTTGTATCATTATCTCAAGTTCTGTATAATAATGGAATAGTGTTTCAACCAAATTACTATTTCAAAAATCCACAGTTTGAAACCATTATATATTTGTTTTACATCTCCAAATACTATGAATTTTTTGATACATTTTTGCTATATCTAAACAATAAATCACCTATATTTCTTCAAAAATATCATCATATAGGAGCGGTTATTTGTTGGCATCTATCTTACATATACACTGTAGATGGTATTTGGATCGCAACATTTCTTAACTCGTTTGTCCATACAATTATGTATTCCTACTACTTGGGTTGTTTATTGAAAATAAACCAAGTTAGAGTTTTAAAAAAATATATAACTTCTCTTCAATTGTGTCAACTTATACCACAACCTATATGTCTTTATTTGTATAAAACTGAACCAAATTATAATATTTTACTATTTTTTACATTTTATTCAGTTGGATTAGTTATTTTATTTGGGGTATTTTACTATAAAAATTATATAAAAATAAAATATAAATAATGGAAGTTGTATTGAATGATAGTGTAAATAAAGAAAATTATAATATTTTATTAATATCATCTTTATTTTTTATTACAAATATGGTATCAGCATATTATAACGAATATTATGTATACTCATTTTTATTTTTTGGCCTGACAGTAACGTCTATTATTTTTCACTACAATAATAATAATTATACAAATATAATTGACAAAATTTTTGTTTTAGCTGTTGTTATTTATGGTGGATTTGTTTTATATGGTAAAACTACAACAGAGAACAAACCACGTGTTTTTTTAGTAGTAACAACTTTTTTATGTTGCGTTTATCTTTTCTTCTATGGTTATTGTGTCAATGATTATTGTTATCATCCTGATAAATTTATAGGAGATAGTTATCATTTTATGCTTCATCTAATAAGTTCAATTGGTCATCATTTGATAGTCTTTTTATAAAATTTATTCTTATAAACATAACAAGTCTTTTGAATCATATCAACTAAATTTTGAATGTACTAATTTTACCCAATAGTCCATATAAAGTTTTGAATAATTGAATTGTTTTTCAGAAAATTCTTCAATTGTTCTTTCCAACAACTCTTCGTTTATATCTGTATATTCATCCACAAGCAAAATAGGCAAGTCTTCGTATATGATATCTAAAAAACTTTTTTTCATAATGACTATACAACCTAAACATAATGCTTCAAATGTTCTAATACAGTCATGGCCATTTCCAGGTGGACTTACTACAAATGAGTACTCTGAAGTTTTCTTCCAAGAAGATGTTCTAGGTAAGTCACCGGCTTCAAAATAAATAATATTACTAGGTATGATATCTTTCAATTTGCTTCTCCATCCTCCATTTCTAGTATCTGTAATATGTAAATGAAAATTTGCATATATTTTATGAATTCTTTTTGAAAAATGAACCTGTGAATCAACTATATTTTGTAGTTTTGTATTTTGTGTTTCAAAATCTTGCATTTCTTCTCCGAAATAATTTCTTCTAGTTAGAGTGTGATAGTCTAATCCATAGGGTATAGAAGTTGTTTTTTCATCATTAGGAATTGTTTTATTTATAGAAAACCAATGTACAAAATATGGATTTGTATATACAGTGTTGTAAATTTTAGAATTTATTTCATCAGGAAAAGAATAGTCTTCCATAGCAGATACTATAACAAATGGTTTTTTAACCTCGTTCAAAAAAGGATAAAGTTTTTCTAAAGACAGACTTGCATGATGTGAAAAAATAATAATTTCATCTTTTTTATTCAAAATATTCATGTCATATATACAGGGGTGAAATTCCTCTACATGTATATCAGAAATTTTAGAAAATAATATAGGGGAGTAGTACATCTAAAGTTTTGTAATATTATATTTATATTAATTTAAATTAATATTAATTTATGTTATTAGTTTATACTATCATATCTATGCCGAGCAGCATGTATACGTTACCCCCGATTGTGGATTACCTACACATCCACCAGTTTGGTAAGTGCAAACACCGGTAGTAAAATAGTAATTATTTGTTCCTAGTTGATTTGCGCAATAGTTGCACATCCAATCACATCCGGTACCAGGACCAACCGAAAAATTTATGCAATTATTTTTCGGATCAATAACTGGCTCTACAAGACCGCACTTGTCAGAAACTGACACAGAAGTAAAAGCAAACACCGAAAGAAGAACAAATAGAAGTTTATTCATTATAAATTATTTACAATAGTTATTTTTATATTGTTATTTATAAATTATTTAATATGTGTAGAGTGTATAGATGACACAATTTGACGATATTATTGTTACACCAAATTATGGACCATTAAGTACAGGAAATTACCCCGGAATCATACCTATAAGTAATTTAGGTATACTGAATGGGGTCCATCCTAATCCACCACAATTTTATCCTTCTGATGGTGCAAGTGGATTTTCAAATTCTAGACATCAATATTACCGAACAACCGGTGGAAAAAATAATAATCCAAACAACTTGTTACTTTACAATACATGCAGTGGGCCTTATATTGGATCTATAATAAATAAATACAGTTGTGGTCAGAATCCTATTGAATCACAAGAAGCTTTAGTATACGCTAAAAAAAAGAGAATATCTCCTCAATGCTCTTCTCTCTTTACGTCCTCTAAAAGAAGCAATGCTGTTGGACAAAGTTCTTATAAAATTGGGCTTTCTAATGAAGCTTTTTTAGGGTATAAAAACTATAACAAGAATGATGTGAAAGAAGCACTACAATACACTAGAGCGGGTGGTTGCACGGCTCCAAAAAAGAAGGGCTCTATTTATAATACAAGTTTGAAGAATGGTCAGGTATGTTCTTGGGGATCAGTTGTTCGTCAAAATTACTAATACAAGTATATTTAGGGTAGAATTAGGCTAAATATATTCAAAATTTTAAAATAGTATATAAGAACACATGTATAAAAAACCAAGTCAACAAATTTTTATTCCGAGCAAAGATATAAAAAACTATTATCACATGTATCCAAAAATAAAATCTAGTCCTGGAAAAATTATTTTGAAAAAATTTATATACAATAGAACACAAATAATACAAAATGATTATACAGTGTCAAATCTTGAATCCAATTTTGAAACCATTCTTGATTCCAATCTTGACTATAGTAAACCTAATTTTACACTATTGAATACTTTTTCTCTCTTGTCTACTCCTCCAGAAAAGCTCAATGACATTATAGATGAAATACCCAGTCCTTCTTGCCAACATAATTCTCGCATTCATTCTAAATACTATATTGAAATTTCACATGACTATGGAGAGACGTGGAAAGAGCCAGATTCTCCACCACCGCGTGACTGTAGAATATGTACGGTAGCTTACACGCCTGATGGTAAGTATCAAGTTTGTGCCGGAATATTTGATTCTATTTATAACTCTAGTGATTATGGAGAAACTTGGATAAAAGCAAAAAACCAACCACAAATTAGAAGATGGAATCATGTGTCTATTTCTGAAAATGGATCAAAGAGAGAAGCGCATATGTACGATGGTACAGTATATATATCGTTGGATTTTGGAGAAAATTGGAACAAACTTTAGGGGTTTTTATTATGCGTATAAATAATTTCTTTGAATATTATATCATGGCAAGAAAATCTTATAAAGTTGGAAGAAAATCATATAGAAAAAGAACACATCGTAGAAAAGTAATACGTGGTGGAATGTTTGAAGGAATGTTTGGTATACCTTATCCTCAATGTAAAGCGTCTAAAATCGCATTTGATCAATGTCAATCTCAACAACGACAAATAAATTCTTCAAGATCTTCAAGCTGGTTTGGTTCAACTAGAAACCAGCCTGAATTTCAAAGACAAGAACAAAGTGAATTTTTTCCTAGTACTAGTGAATATCAACCTCAAGGTGAATATCAACCTCAAGGTGAATATCAATCTCAAAGTGAATATCAACCTCAAGGTGAATATCAACCTCAAGGTGAATATCAACCTCAAGGTGAATATCAACCCGGATATCAACGTATGGGTGGATCAAAAACTGGAGGATCCCGCAGAAAAAAGAGAAACACAAAGAGAAGAAAATATTAAAAATAATATATTGATTTACAATTTAATATTAGAAATCAATATACACTGCATAATACTGGCAGGCATGTTTATATCCGTTTACGCGATATAAATCATCTTTTCTCTTTTTCCATCATTCTATACAACATGTAAACTCCTACCAAAGATAGACAAATAAAATACAATTGAACAACCGGGTCATCTGGTAAAGAAACCGATTTATCTTTACTATCATAGAGAGAAAATCCCTCTTTCGGATAAATTAACGAAGGTTTTTGTCCATTTGGAAAATTATAAGCATCCATGCTTTCTATATCTGCCAATGTAACAAAATGTGATTCTGAACTTGAGTTATTATTCACATCCACTGTTTGCAATGTGACTTGTTGACAAGGAGGGGTATCACCAGACATGAAAGAACGCATTATTCCAAAAGGGTTCAACACACCTAAAGATCCAATTGTACCGGGTATCAAACCACGCATTCCATTAAATTGCGCTCCACCCGTCAAAGGCCCCAGATTTCCAGTAGGAATATTATTAAAATAAATATAGCGATCCACTTTTTTTCCTGTAGTAGTATCTTTGCATCTTGCACCTGTTTTCATAAAAAATTTATTTCCTAAAGGTCCTCCTGTTCTAGATGCTCGTCCATTTCCCGAAACAAGCAACTCAACATACGAAAGTAATCCATTTACATCCCTTCCTAATGTTTGCAAATCTCCAGCATCACTCATACCAAGTTGCTGTGGAGTATTGATATTACTTGAATAACTATATGACGGTCCTAATAATTGTTGTTCAACTTGTGCAGGATTTGTCAATACATTTTGAAAAAAACTCATTTATATGTGTCCTCTACTATAGAAATATATAAATTTATTATGAATAATTCATTTGATATAACAATCCTAAATAAATTATTAGATGCATATCAACTTGTTAGTCTTTTACAAACCAGTTATGGGTTTAGCGTTTTTGCTATTATCTGCAACAGGTGTCATATTTGCGGAAGCCATAGCTTGTACTTGTTTGCTCAAACTATCTACATTTTCTGAAAGTTTTTGTACTTGAGGAACCATCTGTTCTAGTTTAGTTACTTTTCCATTCAAAACTTCTATATTTCCTGCATTTTTATGTGCTAATATAGAAGTATCGTCTCCATAAGAAGAATATGTAGTTTGACTAGGGGGCGCATTTGGTACAGTTGGTGTTGTAGAAGGTGTAGACACTGTAGGGGTCATAAGAATTGCATTTTGAAAATTTTCTCTTCTAAAATTATTACTAAAAAATAATTGATAAAAAATTAAAAAACTAAAAAAAGGAATCAAAACATATGTCAACATTTCTTATATATTATATAGAATACTTTTTTCTCTCTATAGTATAACAAAATGTCTAGCGCTACTAACCCATTAGGTATGAATCAATATAATAATCGTCTTCCACAAGGTGGATATGTTTCTTGGAAAGGTTCGGGTATATTGAGCAATCCAGTGGGTGTTACTGCTGGTAATATTCGTCCTTTGACAAATAAAGATCCAGCAAATGATTATCCTGCTCCTTTTGGAAAACCGCGTCCCCTAAAACAATATAGAAAGGGTGCTTTTCCTCGTATCCCTATTGAGCCAGGAAAATATTCTAATTCTGAAGCTAGACCTGCAGATATTGAGTTGAATTTAAATCGTGTAGTAGCTTCTTCTACCGGTGGGTCTTTAGTAAAACAAATGATTGATAATCCAGGTAGTTTTATTGTTACCCAAAATAATTTACTTTCACCAGACAAAGCTGTTTCTAAAAACTGTAACGGATTTTGTATTGTTGCAGATTATTATCCCAATAATACCTACGTGACAGAAAATCCAGTGCCTTCTACTGAATCCCCTCTTTTCTGTTGTAACCCAGAGAGAAAGGCTAGACGACGCGTTTTACCCGCAAATACAAATCTTCCTAAAAATTATTACACAACTCTTTCACAATATAGAGAAAATAGATGCCAAACATATGATCAGCGTGTATTCAATTTTCAAAATAGACTTGGGACAAATGATCCAAATATTAAACCTGGAGGGCCTCTTGCAACAAATAATGCCTATCTTGCAAATTGTCAACCAAATGCAGAGATTTATGATACTTCTGTTATTGGTTTAATTTCTAGAATGTTGGCTATTATGAATTCTCAAGGAATTTTAACTCCGGCACAGTTTAGTTATGCAAGTAATTTTACAAATTTTCCTGATTTTATGAAATTTATTGAAAGTTTGCCTACACCATACAGTAATGTTGCTGTACAAATATTTGTTACATTTATGAATAATCCTTACGCAGGAATGCCTGCTACGGGTCCAACAAATCCAAATGGTTGCAAAGTTGTCTATTATAAACCCAATAATTATCAGTTTGCACAGCAAGGAGGCGTGGATAGCAGTACTCTCATATTGAAAAAAAATGTGGATACAATAAATACAAACTTGGCAAGCTTGAAACAAACCAACTCTATAATATATAAAAACAAACAACCTGCCTGCAATCCAAGTTTATATGAGGTATGTCCACAGATAACCCAAATGGAATCAGGTATTTTATATGAGTATGTATATGACAGTGTATATGATGTCTAATACTGATTTATAATGTACATCTATAACTTTGCACAACTTCGTTTAAGCTAGCGTAATACCTAGGTTTCCTAGTACGTATTTTTATATTTTATTTTATATTTTAAATAAATATAAAATGAATAAGGTTATTATAAAAATTTTCTCTGATTTTACAGACTCTTTTGGATTTCTACACTTTATGGATTCATCATTTTTAAAAAAATACTCAAATTCAGAAATTTCTTTTACAAATGATGATGACTATACACATGCTATTATATTGAACACATGTATGCCTCACTTGAATATACCCAAAGAAAATGTCGTAGGACTAGCTCATGAACCATGGGATATTTTAGCATTAAATAGTGAATTTATTGACTATGCAAAAAAACATATTGGAAAATATTTTATAGGTGATAAAAACGAGTTAGATGAGCCATTTATAGAAAATTATACATACATGTTTCATAATGTACCATTAAAAAATACAAATAATCTAGACAAGTCTAATTTTTGTTCTATTATTGTTAGTGATAAAAAATATGCCCCTGGACACATATATAGACATCAACTTGTTGAAAGAATACTGCAAACAAATTTACCTATTGATATTTATGGCAGAGGTTGTCATTTTTATAACGATAGTAGAGTAAAACAATCTTTTGAACAGTATGATACAACTCCCACAGAACAATACAGGTATCATATTTGTATAGAAAATCATCAATCTAACAATTATTTTTCAGAAAAAATAATAAATCCTTTTCTTACAAATACCATTCCAATTTATTTGGGTTGTCGTAAAATAGAAGACTACTTTCCAAATCAAATTTTATATTTAACAGGTAATTTAGATTCTGATATAAAAATTTTGACAGATATTTTTAATAATGAAGATAACTTTAAAAAAAATATTAATATTGAAAAAGTAATAGAGGTAACTAATATTTTCAATAACTTGGACAAACTTTTTACAATAATTTAACAGTCTTCCATATCATACAACTCTTGACTAGAACTTGCAGGAGTCATTCCAAACATAGGAAAGTGACTCATTGAAATAGATTTATCAATTTTTTCATCATCTGTATCTACTATTTCATCATATTCAAAGGATTCTACCTCAACGGTAATGTCATGAATTATATCATCAAGTATATTTTGTATAATACCTTCATTTACAGGTGTATCTGAAAATGATCCAGAGATTGAGTTAAATAAGTTACTAGGTTTTTCGTTAAATTTGTGGTAAGGAATTCTATACTTCTCACACCAATGAATACATTTTTGAATATTATTTTTACAAAGTAATTCTATTCTTTCTTCTTTATTTTTCATTTTTAAAATATGAACTATTTGGTCATAACTTTCAAGTTGTTGTTGTCCCATAATTATATTAGATTCTTCAAGTTTACAAATAAAGTTGTAAGGTATTTCATTTTTTATAAAACTTTGTATAATAGAGTCTTCTTTTTTATTTTTTTCGTACAACTCTAAAATATGGTTCAATTTTTGATAACAGTCAATCATTTTACCCAAGTCCCCAACAAAACTTTTACAAACTATATATTTTTCATTTGTTAAAATATTTGAAACACTTGGTTTTATAATATACACTTTTTCATAAAAAATAGAAATTAAATACAAAATTTCAACAATTGGTTTATAGTAAATATCTGCTACTTTTATAATAGCTATTCCTTTTGTTTTTTGCAAATATAATAGATTACATAGAACTTTTGTCATTCCCAAAATGTAATCATTCTGATTATTATATACATCTTTTTCCAGTTCATAATATATAAATTCAATTGTGTTTGCTGAACTTTTAAAATCAATATCATTCAATGTTATATTTCTATCTTTTTTATCTTCCCTTAAAAAGTTCATACATTCAATAGTTGCTATACTATTTCTTCCTACATGAACTGATGTAATATTCTTTTCTTCATATTGTAAAAATAAATGTAGTGTTGTTGAAATTTCCATAAATTCATAAAATGTGTTTGAAAATGGGCTTATTTTACTTACACTATTTTTGAAATTTGGTACTTTTGAAAATAAATACTCATATGGATTTACAGCTTCTTCAAGTTTACAATGCAAATCACTTTCAATTAATAAATTCATGTTATTTTTAGTTTCATTCAAGTAATGAATTATTGTATGAGATATACAAGGATCTAAACTTGTTTTGTCGCATATAAATAAATAATTGTCTATAAAAGTTGTGTAGCTCATTTTTGGCAACATATAATAGCTCATTTTATTGAATCAAGTAATATTTCCAGTTATTTTACATTAAAAAATGTATTTAAACTGTTTCTTTTTTATTGTTAGACATAATTCATAAAATATATTATTTTAGATTCAAGATATCTGAATTCAACAAATATATAATAGTAATGCGTATGACTTAAAATTAAATGTTCTAATGAATAGAATAATAAATATGGAGCCAGAAATGATTGATCTTTCCTCAAGTTTAGATTTTGAACCAAGATCATCCGGAAATTTGCGGTCTACAAATTTTGGCGGAGGTCTAGAATTACTTATGAATGATAAAGTGAAAGAAGGTGTGAAAAAATTATCTAGTGACATTGATATTGAAGATTTGAATCATTTAGAAAGTGAGTTAAATGAGCTTGCAGAAGAAACTGACAATATTATGGGTTCTGGTAACTCTTATCAAATGAAATCTGATTTATTTAGCAGTGACCGTAAAAATGATGGAGAAAATCGTTCAAGTGTAAGATTTGAAGGCCTTGGACAAGCTACAGCAGAAACAAGTTCAAGTGATTCAAAGACATGGGATGGTTATGGAAAGTTTAATAATATACCGGTTGATCCTGATACTAAATCTATTCCAAGTCAACCCCAAATGTCAAAAGAAGAAATGTTGAGAGAGAAATTTAAATATTTGAGAAAGCTTGAGGCTTTAGAAAAAAAAGGTGTGGAACTGTCCAAAAAATACACTATGGAATCGCCTTTGTTAGAAATGCAAGGTGAATACGATACCATTATTGAAGAAAAAACGAAACAAAATTCGGTAAAATTTCAAGGAAATATGATGATGGCTGTTATAAATGGTCTAGAGTTTTTGAATAACCGGTTTGATCCTTTTGATATAAAGCTTGATGGTTGGGGTGAACAAATTAATGAAAATATTACTGACTATGATGAAGTATTTGGAGAGTTGTATGAAAAATACAAGTCTCGTGCAAGTATGGCGCCTGAATTAAAATTACTCTTTCAACTTGGTGGAAGTGCTATGATGGTTCACATGTCTAATTCATTATTCAAGTCCGCTCTTCCAGGTATGGATGATATTATGCGTCAAAATCCCGACTTGATGCGTTCATTTCAAGCGGCGGCTGTAAATAGTATGGGTCAGAGTAATCCTGGATTTTCAAATTTTATGGGAGGATTGATGAACCCAGAATTTGGAGGACCTCCTCCCCCAATTGCAACACAGGGTCCAAATGCTCCACCTCCATCAAGAGACAGGCCTGGAAATAATAATTATAGTGCAAGACCGAGTAACTATAATGATGGAATAAATTTTAATGAATCAACATCAAGATCGGCGCGTCCAGAAATGAAAGGACCCAGTGATATTGGAGATATTCTATCTGGGCTGAAAACAAAAACAAAGACTATTAATATACAAGAGTCCGCTCCTCCCCAACAAGAAAAAAATGAGGGAAGTACCATTAGTTTATCCGACTTGAAAGATTTGCAAGCTGATGGAAATATGCCGAAAAAGAGTAAACGCCGTCAAAGATCAGATAAAAACACAATAAGTTTAGATATTTAAGGTGTTTTATCTGTATCATTCATTTCTAAATAAGAGTCTTTTTGTCCAATTTTTTTTTCAAGCGGTTTATATGCAGAAATGAAGTATTCTTTTGATCCAACATACTTAAATTTAGGCGAGTCATTTTTCTGGATAGACTCTATGTTTTTATTCAAATCTTTTAAAAAAAATGGCTGATAACAGGATGAGGGGTTATTTGGAATTTTAAGTATTTTACATTCTTTTAATGAATTTTCTATAGTTAAAAAAATAGAGGATACCCATAGGTTAGTATTTTTTATAAATTTTTTTATTTTATTTTTATTGGTTTCATTATTATTCAAGTTTTTTACGTTTTCTAAAATAATATAAATTTTTTCTGATTTATCGCTTTCAAGATAATAAAAATTACTTTTATCTTCAATATTTATACGCAAATAAATATCTGCTACATTCACAAACTCGTCGTATTCTAGTTCTTCTTTTGTTTCCATTTTTTGTAAAAAGTATACTCTTCTTTATAGTATAGTTTTTATTTATTTTATCAAGAAATAGTTAATCTTTCATCTAGTATATTTTCCAATACGAGTAAAAGAATCAACAATATAAATTATGAAAATTCCTAAAAAAGAATATAGTACAACTTCTTCCATTACAGTTCCTGTTTTTTCATCTTTTTGTTCTTCAAGTAAATAGATCATATAGTTTAGTTTTTCAAGTAACAAGTCTTCTTTAGATGGTTCTTGTCTGTATGGATAAATGGCTTGTTGTTGTTGTTGTTGTTGTGGCGAATAATTAGGAATATATTTTTTATAATATTCGTTTACAGTTTGTTCGTTACCATAGTTTGTGGTATAGTTATTTAATTCACTTTCATTTTGTTCAAAGCTACTAGAATAAGAAGGTTTAGGATTTTGTGTTTGTTGTTGTTGCATAGGTGTAGGTTTAACAGACTCTTTATTTATAGTTCTATTTACACCTGCAGATACTGGAGGAGGAGGAGGTGTAAAATCTGCTAAATCATTATCATTATCTTCTGGAAGCTGCGGATTTTTATGAAGATTACTAATAGACTGTAAAACTTGATTTACTTTTTCATTGTTTATAAGTAAATCTGTGTTATTTTGTGTACTATTTCGCGACATTTTTTTTTGTTCAATGCTAGTATTTTCATAATTATTATCATATGGTGCCGCCGATATTGCTAAATAAGACATTCTCTTAATAAAATTGTAGATAATAAATTTAATAAACACACTGAAATCTTTTCTTAAAAATGAATTATGGAAATATAGAAATATATTTGTAAAATATAAATGAGTAGTCTCATTAAAAATATAGTTTTGATTTTATGTCTTGTTGTTTTTGTAACTTTTATATCAAAAATTACTACATTTAATGAAGGATTTACGCCTTATATTCGTGGAAAATATAGGCAAAACATTAGAGAAATAAAAAATTATTCCATAGATAAAGCAAAAAGTATACAAAATAGATCCACTCGCTTTTTAAGAAGTGTAGGATTTATTTGATCCCAATAAAAAATATTTTTATAATATAATACTCACCTATTATGCCTAGAAAACTTAAATCTACTCCTCCTCCTTCTCCTCCAAATATTCCTGCACATCCATCACAACCTCAAAATCTTGTAGGTGGTGTTGGTGTAGGTAGCTCATCTACATTTTTTACGTATCTAAATGAACACATTATGTATTTGAACAATAGCAAATTTTTTGCAGGTATCATAATGTTAATGCTTAATATTGGTTCAAAATTTGTTAGTATTCAATTTAGCAAAAGTATTGAACAATATTTGAAACTTTCTATTATGAAACAAGTTCTTGTTTTCTCAATTGCTTGGATGGGCACCAAAGATATTTATATTTCTCTCTTCCTTACAGCAACATTCACCGTTCTATCGGATCATTTATTTAATGAAGAGAGTAGTTTATGTGTTATACCAGAGAAAAATCGTGTAATGAATAAAATTATGGAAAAAATAAATGAGGGAACTGTTACACCTGAACAACTTAAGGAAGCTGAATCTATTATTCAAAAAGCTCGGGAAGACTCTATGAAAAAATCACGAGTAGAAGCCTTTACACAGTTTGATTTTACTAAAATTTAAACCAATTTTTACTTTATCATCAGTAAATGACTCTTAAGAAAAATAAGACTTTAAACCCACCCTTGAAAAATTAAATGGGGCATTTTGATTCTTCAAGGGTTTAAATTTTAATTATAAGAAAAATAGTATTGTCATAGTATAACAATACTATTCAATTTATGATTAATACCATACCAGACACATTAACTATTATTATAAATACAAGAGTAAGAGGTATACAAAAAATAAAGTATGAGCCATACATGACTATTCCTAAAGATAAAAATGGAAAGGTTTATTTCAATCCTCTTATTCAACTAAAAAAATCTGTAATTGACTATATTCCATATGGTTATCCTCAATCTGAAATTTATACACAATTTTTTCATAAGAATGAATTTGATAGTTTGATATCACGAACAGTATCAAGTGGCACACAAAAAAAAAGAGATTTAGCTACAGCAACAAAAGATAAAGTAGTGGATAAAAATATTCGGTTAACATTGGATACCTTATTTAAACGAGGGGCTCCTTTTTATATTGGGTCACAAAGATATACAGTCTATAGTTATGATTGGGATGAAGGAGATAGAAAATTGAGACCAGTTCTTTTTTCTGGATCCCAGCAAATTCTTGCTAATAGAATATTAAATCGTGATAGATTTGGAAATATTCCTTTTGAAAATCAGTATTCAATGAATCCTTATCCACCTTACCAATTTTCAAGACCTTATGATATTCCAATGGTAACCCCTATAAATACCACAGCATACAATGATTTTTATAAAAAATTAAAGGATATTGACCCAGATATTACAGAAGGAAATATTCCGGATAATATTTCTAAAATAAAACAAAATAATGATTTAAGTAATATTATTTCAGATGAAAATCTTGGACCAGTTACATCTGAACAAACAAAAATTACATCTTTTCCTGCTACACCTGGACCAATTAAACCTGAAGCTGTTACAAAAACACCAATCAGACCTATTCCAGTTACACCAATGAAACTTGTTCCAGTTACACCATCTACAGCTTCATCTACAAATGCATCTACAGTTTCAACTAATTTTACACCCTATAACGAAGTTACGCCTGCTAGATCACGAAACGAAGTTACGCCAGCTAGAACAGAAAATCAAGTTACGCCTGCTAGATCACGAAACGAAGTTACGCCTGCTAGAACAGAAAATCAAGTTACCCCTGCATCTATTTCCACAAATCAATCTGAACAAGATGAAAATCTTCCACATACAACTTTTAAACTACCATCTGAAGAGTCAAGTTCTCAACAACCAAGTCCTACAAAAGGAAGTACAACCCTATTTCCTGAAATAGATGATACAGGTAAACAACCCACTGTTTTTAATTTTCCAAGAAATACATCAAGATCATTATTTGAAGATTCACCTCAATCATCTTCTTCTGAAGAAGAACAACAACTTTCACACTCATTTAAAAGTTATTATTATGAAGGATACGAAAAAGGGTTAATTTCAACGAAACCAAATGACACAAATATTTCTCTCATACAAAACTGGAAAATTATTAAAAATGAAGCTGCTGGAGATTGTCTTTTTGAAACAGTGAGGGATATATTAAATGGATATAATGCTAGTTCTTCTACACCAAAAATTGAAAAAAAAGATTATATGCAAAATGGGTTATATACTGTAAAATTATTGAGAACATTAGTTGCAGACAATATAAATAAGGAAATGTATGATAATATGGTTATAAGTTCAAAACAATCTGTATCATCCGCGGATACAAAAGTTAGATGGAAATTTATGATAAATTCAAATGGTTCTATAAAAACTCAACCTGAAACTAAAGAAGCAATAAAAAAGTGTGCAACAGAAAAATATAGAGATGTGAATGAAGAGCCATTACAACCACAAGATTATTATTGGGGTGATGAAATCTCTTTTGATATTTTTGAAAAAGTTTTTGATATAAAATTTGTAGTTATAGATACAAAAGGAAATACTAAAAAACAAGTAGGCTCATATGTGAGTTTTGAAAATTCTGAAAAAGAAAAAGATTATGGAAATATTGTACAAATGAGTAATGATAGTAAAAGATGCTTTATTGAAAAAAATAACTATGAAGTAATTACAAAAAAACTAGAAAATATAACTCTAGAAAATAGATATACCATTAATTGCAAATTATCATCATCTATTAAAGAAAATGTAAACTTATTTGGTTTTATTTTATACAGTGGAAATAACCATTATGAAGCATTATATCAAAAAGGTTTCAAGAACCCATCTCAAGACAACTATTTACTGGAAGGAGAAAATATTCCATCCTATATTATTTACATGATTTTTTCAAAATGCTACAAAGTTATATCAAATGATACCAATAGAAAAAATTCAGAGTATGGAAAAACCTCATTGGGCAAAAAATTGGAAGATTTAATGAAAGTGTATACTGCAAAAAAAGAAAATCCAGAATCAATGAATAAATCAAACAAAAGACTTGTAGGTGGAGCACAAGATCCTCCTATAGCAATTGCGAGTCCTCTAGATACACTAGGACCAATAAATGCGACAGATGTAAGACCTATATACGAAAATCAAAGTCCACAAGTTTTGGAAGAAACTAGAGATAGACCTTTTCCTACAAGAAAAAATAGACGAGAAGGTAGTAACTCAACTCAAAGTACAAGAAGAAATAGAGGTTATGTATCCGAGCTTACCTATTATATTGTAATAGATTTGGAATTATACCCTGGAGATCGTATTCCACCACTCCAAATGGCAGCTTTAGGTTGTGAGTCTCGTTATGAAAAAATAAGAAAATCTTACGCAGATGTTTTCGGATATGTTTATAGACCTAATGAATACACACCTCCAATATCAAAACTTATTCGTGGAGGATCAACATCTAAACACCGTAATAAAAAAATAGATAATAAAACTAGAAAGAGACGAGTATAAATATATACAAACTATAAGATAAATATTTTTATTTTTTTTAGGAAATTAATAAAAATATGACAAGTGAAAATAAAATCAATGTTTTCATAGAAATTGAACAGTATAGCAATCAAAAATTTGAGTTTGATAAAAAGTCTCAAACACTTGAACTAGATAGAGTATTGCCGTATCCATATTTTTATCCTTATTGTTATGGATTTATACCAAATACTTTGGCACAAGATGGTGATGAATTAGATGCTCTTATAATAACAAATAAATCTTTAAAAAATAATGAACATCACACCGCATATATAATTGGAGTACTAATAATGGAAGATGAAAAAGGAATGGATGAAAAAATTCTCGCTGTTTTAGAAGAAGATTACAAAATAATAACAGATATAGACTGTTTAAATGAACATGCAAAAGAAAATCTAAAATGGTTTTTTTCCAACTATAAAAATTCTACAGCGAATAAGTGGTCAAAGGTTCATAGTATAGAAAATCGTGATACAGCTGTTGAGTTGTATAAAAAATATTTGTTCAATAATAATGTCTAATTTACAATTAAAACTCTGCTAGAAGGAAAAGTCGGATATGCAAAGTTGTAGAAAAAATATGCACTAGGTGTAGTCGCCGAAATTTTATTTTTTTTCTGCAAATTTTCAATAATTTTCTTATTGTGGCTCATGTCTTCCACAGCTAGAAATAAATAATCCATCATAGGTATCATAAATATGGATGTTTTAAATCCATATGCAAAAGCTTCTTCATTATAATTCTCTCTACATATACTTGCAAAACAATTGAGTATTTTGCAATCTTTATTTATTGAAACACATGTATTTCGGAAAAAATATGCTGCCATAACTTGATCACATGAAGTATCTAGAACAAAGTAAATATAAATATTTCTACTTTGAATTAATTCCAAAATATTTGCAACTTCAGGTGTAATAGTAATATCAAACATGTCTTCGGTTTCCTTCATGAATTCCAAAAGATATCTCATATTCTGCGATGAACATTCCAATATTTTGTCTGCTGTATGTACTTCAAGTGGCTTTTTCCAACCTTTCATAGAAAATCCAATAGTTGAATATACTGTCAGTGGAACAATTCCTGTCAATTCATTTTCTCTCTTGAATAAACTTGCATGAACTTGAGGATTTTTATGACGTTGATTATAGTGGTGTGTTTGAATAATTTGAGGAGCATATCCTTTTTTCCTGTAATCTTTATGAACACAAAGATAGTCTACATAATATGCAACTAATCCCGATTTATCTTTATTGAATTTCACATACAGGGGGCGGGTCGTCATCATTCCTACCAATTTTTCATGTTTTATAAATTCTCCCGAGTTTTTCAAGTCGTGAACCCATTCATTTTCCCAATACAAGGAGAGAAAACAAGGATACTTGCTAGTGTTATGTCCAGAAAAATATTTAATAATATTATTTTTTTCCGGGTTAAATATATTTTCATTATTTTTTAAATAATTATTTTGAATAAGATGTATACATTTATCTAATGAGGATTCATTGGACGATTCTAAAGAAAGAAATTGTATACGGTCAGTATTTGTAAATCTATTTTTTTCAGGTAAACCATGTTCTATAATTCCGCATGGAAAAAAATAATACCAAAAATTATACACATGAAATACAGGTTGATAATACCAGAATCCATATTTTATGCGAATGTACCCATATATAAAAAATAAAAGAACAAGAACTATTACTGATATATAAAATAAAGAATCATTCATAAATTCTTTTTAGTTAATAGCTCTATATTTTTTTGTCTGTAAATAAGTATAACGCTTTTTTTACAAAATAAATATGGAAATTTTGAATATAAGACTTGACATATCTAGAAATAGAGTTGATAATCTAGAAGAAATTTGGGGACTAGCTAAAAAATGTGACTGGTTTATTCATATAGATCAAGTTATAAATTTAGGTAATACACAAACACCAAAAACTATTTTTTTATATACCAAAGAAGGTGAAGTAACTTTCAAATTTTTCATATACAACATCTTACCAAATATTAAAAATACATTCAATTTAATTATAGGAGGTGACGATTATACATTTCCTTCTGGAAAAGGTGATGTAAGAAAAAATTTGTACAAAGACTTGCAACATGAAATACAAAACATTTTATTCTTACACCCATTTCTAAATAAAATTTTTATAGAAAATTTGGATACAGTACATCCAAAATGTATTCCTATTCCATTAGGACTTTTAAAAAATTCAAAAATAGATAAATATGCGAAGAATTATACTACATATGAAAATTGTATTGAATATATGCCATTGAATATTTCTTCCAAGGAAAAATTGGTCATGTATTGTAACATAAATCGGGATATGGACCCACAATTTTTAAAAAGAAGAATGGTGCGGGATGTATGTCGTAATGAATGGAGTTACTTTGTAGATTGTTATGATGATGTATCTTATGAAAATGTAATTTCTGAAGAAAATCTAAAAAGTATGTATTTGACTTATAAATTTTGCTTATGTTTACCTGGAGGAGGGCTGGACCCATGTCCAAAAATTTGGCAAGCCTTGTTGTGTGGATGTATACCTGTAATTGAACATTCAACAATGGACAAAGTATATGAAAGATTTCCAGTAATGTTTATTGATTCGTGGAATCCTCCTTTTCACCATTGTATTAGTCCAGAAATTTTGAATCAAAAATTTGAAGAGTTACGCCCATATTATGAAGATGAAGAAAAAAGAAGAAAAGTATTAGAAATGTTGACACTTGACTATTGGTGGAAACTTGTGAGCCATATACCAGAATCAAAATTTATTCCCGAAAAATCACTTTTTGTTGATATATGTAGTTTTAATTCAAGTATGATTTTTAAAAAAGAAGACCTGTTTTTAAATAAAATAGACTCTTTAGAAGAAAAAACCGAATTCAGTATGATTTATAGATCTTCAAATACAAAATGTAATTGGTCAATCTTGCACACAAAACATGAAAATTATATTCAAAAGAAGGAAGATAAAATAGAATATGTTATAGATGAAAAAAATAATCGTTTTAATGAGGGAGGTGAGTGTTTAGAGGATCCGCGTTTTTTTGTCATGGATAATACTTTATATGTTATTTATAGTCAAATAGGTAATTTTTACAATTATCCAGAGGTTAAACAATACATATCTCCTGCAGATGACTTTAGAAAAAAAATAAATTTAACTGGCGTCAACTTATATATTGACAAGTACAATGTACAAATTGAAAAAAATTGGTCATTTTTTCAAGTAGAAAGTTCTAAAAAAGTATACATGGTATACAGTTTCTTACCAACTTTTATTCTTTATGAAGTAGATAAATTATCATTTCATGCCAGTATGATAGTTAATATAACTTTTCAAAATGTCCCACAAATAAGAGGTGGAACTACACCAATTGAAATAGACAATAAACTATATTTTTTTGGACATAGCATGTTACCTAATTTTTCATATCTTGTATCCTTAATAATTGTAGACGTAAATACGCTAACTATTGAAGGATATATTCAAGACTGTGTATATAATAAATATGAATTTGACAAAAACTTGTATTTTTGCAGAGGAGCTGTTTATGTAAAACAAGATGACTTATTTATAATATCCTGTGGAGCAGATGATATAGACGTGCATTTTTTGCATTTTTCAAAAAAAGAATTAGATCAACGTATAATAAATATTGTATAATTTCATCTTTATGTGAGTCTAAAGATGAAATTATCCAGGTTTTAAAAAGATGTACAAGTACTGATATTCGTAACCCACTTTGATCAAATCAATCTTTCCTTGAACCAGGAACCCAGCCTTTTTAAATTGTTCAACAACTTCTTTTTCGGGCTCCATATACATCAAGTGTTCATTGATACGCACTTTTCCTGTGTTATCATTTTTAATTTTTTCCTTGAACACTGCTTTATTTTTATCTCTATCTAAATCAAAATTTGCAACATAGGTCATTCCATCAAATATTACACGAGACTGTGTAATTCTCTCTTTCGCATATCTTTGTGGAGATACAAGAAGTAGTGGATTTGCTGGAGGAAGTATAGGATCAAAATTATCTCTATCAATAACATGGACGACTAGAAAACCTCCTGGCATAAGCCATTTCATACAATTTTTCGCAAATTGAACCTTGTCTTTGAAATAATAAACGCTAAAATATAAGCAAAAAATATGAGTAAACTTGTTTGAGGTAAAAACATCAGGATTCATTGCATCACCTTGTATAAAATCTTGTTTTGGATAATTTTCTTTTGCTTTTTGTACCATATCCATAGATAAATCCAATCCCATTGCATCATATCCTTGTTTTCCTAATTCTCCTACATGATGTCCTGTACCACTTCCAATGTCTAAAATAACACTATTTTTATTTGGTGTAGTTGCATTCAAAATCTCTCCCAATTCAAAAGAATTTTTAATATTATTAAACACTAAATGATCATATAGTCCTACATAAAAATCATCATAGACTTTATCATTTATTTTTGTTTCTACTGTTTTTGAATTTTCAGCAAATCCTTCCATTTTTTTAGGGTAAATTATTTTGTAAAAGCCAAACATAAGCAAAACAAGTAAAACTAAAAATAATAATTTTCCCCAGAAGGATAAATTTTCATACATGTTTACTATGGAATTATGTTTCATCGGTCTATATGTATTATTGTTATTTTTTTTGTATGTTTTTTATTTATGTCTACAACTCATTCATTTTCAGAAATTAATGATATAAGAACTTTGTCAGATTTCAAAGGTGTAACTTTTTCTAATTTCAAAAAGTCAGATGTAAAAAAAGAATTACTAAATAGTTTGATAAATTCAAAAATAGAACCAGCGTGTTATTGGAGTGCAGAATTTATTTGTTCGGGAAATTACAGTGATTTATGGGACATTATTATTTTATTTTACAGCAAGTATATACATTCTGGAAATCCTAAACTCGCTCCATATTTAGAACTTCGTGTTGAAAATTTTAAAGAAATTGTAAATAATGGCTATGTCGGACAAGAATTGAGATTGAGAAATAATGATAGAATACGTAAACTATTTTCAGAAATAATTTGCATACTATGTGATGCAGAGAGAAAGCACAACTTTGATGAAATAAAAATAAAAAAAACAGAATTTGATATGACTCAAATTACAGATAAACTCAAGGCTCCAACTATTCATTATGCAGATGATTCATTTAAACCAGATGATCCAACAGAATTATTTATTCCTGCAAATGAATTAGCCTATTGTGTTTCTAAAGATGGAAAAAATATTATAAATGCTTGCTATTGGATTGAATGGTTTATGGAATTTGAAAATATATGCAAATTAAAAAATCAAAAATGTGTTTGCGAGAGAAGAGCTGATATTCCAGTAGAATCTAAATATCAAATGGATGTAGTTTGGCTTATTTGGGATATACTACTTAATGAAGCATTTAAAAATGGAAATAAAATTTTATTAAAAATAATAGAAAGTCTGAAAAAATTATTTTGTTTAAAATACTCGCCAACGAGTTATAAAAAACGAAAGTTTATTCTTTATTTTTTAATCTCTCTTTTAAGCGAACCTGTAGCATCAACAAAGGAAATATTATCTGATAAACAAAAGGAAAAAATTGTAATTATCACAAGAAAAATAGACACAATTTATAAACAAATTAAAAAGAATGAACATAGTCCAAATACAGATTACCTATTTGAAAATATAAAGGCAACAAATTTAGAAAAAACGATTGAAAAATTGGAAAAGATGAACAATTTTGAAGAATCCTTTATACCCAGATTATAAATAATATAATCTTACTATATAAAGAAAATGAAAAATACAAGAATATCTAGACGCACTTCTAATAAAAATTTGACACGAAGAAATATTTCAGGAGTTTCACATCTTAAAAAATTGCAACAAGAAGTAACCATAAAATTTTTATACATGTTGAATACGATAAAATTATATCATTGGAAAACGCGTAGTTATTCAGCTCACAAAGCAACAGATAAATTGTATGAAAAATTAAATGATACTATGGACAAATTCATAGAAGTTTTATTGGGAAAAACTGAAATAAGAACAAACTTGTCCATGAAAAAATCCATTCCATTGAAAGATATAAAATCTCATGAAGAATTTAAGAAAGAAATACAACAGTATAAAAACTATCTTGTAAAATTAACAGACCATCCAGGAATGAAAACAATGACGAATACCGATTTATACAATATTCGTGATGAAATTCTTGGCGACTTGAATCAGTTTTTATACTTGTTTACGTTCAAATGATTTACGTGCAAAATAATTATATATTTATAGTATAATATAACTATATAAGGATGGATACTAAAAATAAACCTTTGCCTATTTCAAAAACAGGTGATATTCCTCTAGGCTCCGATAAAAAAACAACACTTGCATCTCAACTTTCTACTATAACCACTTCAGGATTGAATTCTTTATCAACATTGGAAAAAGAAGTTTCTAAAAATGCATTTACTCCGTGGTGGATTGTTATGTTAATTATTTTAAGCTTGTTATTTTTTGGAGGTGCTATATATTTTTATTTAGCAAAAGGTTACCAGGGTATAAATGATTTGTTTTCTACATTTATAAACAATTTTGGATACAACTCGGTTGTTCAACAAAAACTAGTTCAAGAAAAACCCATTCAACAAAACTCTGATAAACAGACTACTTCTACGGAATCGGTTCCTACAACTGGTCCCACTCCAAATCCAAACACCCCTATAAATAACACCACGATAACAAGTAAAGGACAAGAATATGTATCTAATGAAGATCATCGCGTTACAAATAATTCTTTAACAAAAAAATTAAATTCATCTTCAAAAATAGTATCAGCTCCCTATTCTCCAGATGATTCACATAGTGTAACACAAAGTTCTAAAGTAACAAATAAAGCTGGTTGGTGTTATGTTGGTGAAGAAAGAGGATTCCGAAGCTGTGCAAGTGTAGGACCATCTGATGAGTGCATGTCTGGTGATATTTTTCCAACAAGAGATGTGTGTATGAATCCAAGTTTAAGGGTTTGATTATGCCGGCTGTAAAAATTTATATCCTACAGGAAACTTGTCTCCAGAAACAGGCATAACAAGTCTTTGTCTAGGATAATAGGTTTGATGTAACGCTGGATTATAGCACAATTTTATGATTGGCCCGGGAACGTCTGAATCTGAAGTAGGGTTACAAAATGTTGTTCCAGTTGTTGCTATAATTTCTCCCGTACAAATATTTTGTACAACTGTGCATAATAGATTTCCTCCATCTGGAAGAATTGTTGGAGGCACTTGTGGAAAAATTGCTTCATATGGTATTGATATATTACTACTTTGATCATCGGGAGGAGGCGGAATAGTTTGAACCGGAAGTTGTCCTGGTCCAGGATTCGGAAATAAAGCACTAGGTATAGGAGGTACTTGGGCAGATGGACAAGTTATAGTTCCAGTAGCAGGGTTACCATTGCTATCTACTGTTATATAGTTTACACGTTTCAAACTATTTACATTTGGCATACTAACAGTGTCCGTTTGAGAAGCCCACGCTTTTTTACGACTTGACCACATTCCTTTTGCAATTTGTGAGTATCGCTGGTTTTGTGTTATATCAGAACTATTTTTTTTATACTGAAGAACATTTCCTTTACGCGACATCTCAATCTCATAATAATTATCAAGCCCAATACTTCCATACGGACAAGCATTTTCTACACGATACCATGCTCTCGGGGGATTCGGATTATAATTTACTGGACATGCCATTCAAGTAAAAAAGTTATTCTTATAAACTAGTAGAATAAAATTATTTGACTAGATTCATTTTTGAACAACCTGGACATTTGTGTGATTTTTCTTCTATTGCAAATTTTGACCACCAACATGATTGACAAATTTTATGAGATTTTTCAATACCATATTTTTGTAAACAGATACTGGGAGTTAAGAATAGTAAAGAATTTTCTTCTGTATCGCATAAACAACATTTGTGAATTGGTGACATTGTAAATCTCTGAATGATATAAATTTGAAACTATTTACATCATTTTTATTTTTATATAAACCTAGTATTATTAATTACGTACTACCTGTTACGTATTAAACTGATCTGTTGTTCCGTCAAAATACCATCTCATAGAGAGATAATTTTGTTTCATTTTGTCTGTTGAAGCATTCAGTCCAGCATATCTTGTATTTGGTCCCTTTCTTACTGAAGATAAAAGTTCACTAGATGTAATAGCATAATTATAGTACCACAAATTGGATAAATATCCTGAAAATCCCCCATTCATACAAGCATATACATCTCCATAATTTTGTTTGGGAACTCCAGACAACTTGACACTTTGAGCAATTACACCGTTTACATAAATATCTAGTGTTGTGTCTCTACAAATAATTGCTATATTCAACCATTTATTTAGTGGAATATCAGGAATAATAATTTGTTCGTTAACTTCTTCAAATGTGCTCATCACAACAGTAAGCTCATTTTTATTTGGAGAAATGTAAAGCCCTGGAGCATTATTTGGACTTATCATGCCATTTGGCAAAATATCAGCATTCCCTTTATGAAAAATATGTCTATATGTTCCCGCTAGATATTGCAAGTCTTGAATAAATATCCAGCATGACCAAGAAAATTCTAATCCTTCTCTCTCATTATCTGAACGAAATATTGTTTTTGAATTGTTCATATTTGGATCCTGATTGAATATGACCATTTGATTTCCAGCAATCATACCATTAAATAAATGTGGTGATTTATTTTTATCAAACCACCATTCTAAAAGATCTAGACCCAAACGTAAAACAATAATAAAGATTAAAATTACCATCAATAAATATGCTATTTTTGCAACTAAACTATTAGATTGCAAAAAATCTTTCGTACCGTATTGCGGTCTATTTATTGAAAACTGATTAAATCCTAAATTCCTGTTATCCATAATTGTTTGCTATTATAATATGGATATATAAAAATGTCTTATATTAAATATAAATTTAATATTAGATTACAAGTTAGATGGTTATAAGATTTTTTTCATTTTCATCTTGTATTAAAGATAACTTGATCTTATATCTTCCGAAAAAGCTTAACCAGTTGCTCTTACCAGTGTATCCTTTTCTATAAATATCCCATACAAACTGGGGATCTTGTTGAGTATTCCAATACTGAAAGTTAGCAGTCCACCCTGCAAATCCTCCATTAGGGGTTACATAAATAGGTGAGCCTTGTGCAACATTTGCTATTCCTGGAAGTATACATGTTTTAACTAATTTTCCGTCTATATAAACATCTAAACTTCTTCCATATACACTGATAAACAAGTTTACCCATTTTTGAATAGGAAAATTTACAATCTCACACTTGCTAATAATTTTAGGATAGCAAGTCACTGAAACAGTTAAATTATTTTGGATTGGATCTAGTGTTACTGCTGGGGACGGCTGTAAAGAAGATATATCTGTTATACCTTGAGGGCTGGTTGTACCCATTTTTCCAAATAATATTTTTGTTTCTCCGTATTTATAATTCCAATCATTCACGTAGACCCATATAGAATAAGAATAGTTCCCCGAGTTTCCTAAAGAAGAATCAGTTTTTGATAAAACATCTGGAGAAATTACTTTCATATTTGTTCCTGAACTTACTCCACTCATCAATGTATTCAAGTCATTGGTTATATAGGAAATTACAAGATACAGTAAGAAAATAACAACAATAATCAAAAGAATACTAAATGCACTCATAAATGTCTTCTATACTATACCTATAGATTTTTTCAATATATTTAAAAAAAAAAGATGAATACGAATGAATAAAATTACAAGGTTGGTCGCATAGAGTACAAAGTTGGGGGTTTTTTATTTTTAACTGAATTGTACATGTAATAAATTTGACTAGAAGTCAATTTATTTTTGTAATATACTAAATTACAAATACCTCCTGGAGCTCCATTTGTTGTTCCTACTGTTAATGTATCTAGTCTCATATATGGAATCACATTCATAGTAGATTTTACTAACTCCCCGTTGAAAAATACATCTAAAGTTCCATTGCTATAGTTCAAAATAATATTATTCCACTTTTGCAAAGGCATATTTTCTTTTTTATACAAGATTAAATTTCCCGAATCATCAACTTCTTGTCCAGTATTCAAACTATTATTTGTAATTTTTGTTAAAAGAATATTTTGTGATCCATTATCATCATCTAATTTTTGTGTTATTAATAAAGTATTAGTTGATGCTTTGTACATTATATTAGGCTTACCGCCATATGTTAGAATAGATGAATATTTATCATAGTATGAACTTGTAGTAGAGTCCAAAAAAATCCAACACGATAGACCATAAGAATAGTCAAAGTCTAATTCATCTACAGGGATATTTGGAGAAATATTATTCAACTCCATATAAGACGCAATATTCTTTTGATAATTAATTTCAATAGGTTGATCAATAAGTTGTTTACCTCCTTGCAAAACTACAAGATTACTTACAACAGGAATCAGGTAGTATACAACTATAAGTATAACTGTGATGACTAATAATATAACTTCTGTTAAATTTGTTCTACGTTTCTCAATAGAATAAACACGAACAATAGAATCAATAATCTGCACAAAAATACAAGGAATATACAAGAGAGAATTCACAATCAATCTAAAAAACGGGCTATTTTTTATAAATGGGACCTTCAATAATAGTTGGTATAACATGGCCAATACAGAAAGAGAAATACACAACGTTATTATTGCTGAAATAACAGAATTTGTATTATTAATTTTAATAAGACCATTCATAAACCAATACAAAATAAAACCAGAAATTGTAAACGATACCAGAACAAATAGACTCTGTTTAAAAAGCTTCCACACAGGTGAAATCGTATATTTATCAATATCCATAGTTGTAAAATATAAAGCTGCATGATCATACCATACAATCATTGCAAATATAAATGATGCAAAAAAAACAAAAAGAAAAACACACAATCCATAATATTTTGTTACAATTGAATATGGATTATAATATGTAATTAATGATGCAAGAATAATGTATACAACTGCTGTATATATCGCAAAAGTTTTCCGGCATTTACAAAAGTCAAGTATACTCATCTTATCTTGTGTTGGTGGTATTCCCACATCTTTTATTGGCATTTCTTTCTTATTATATTAGAGATATAAAATAATAAGACTATTATAATTTTTATCACATTCTAGACATTGCAGTTTTTTTACCATGACATTCACGACACAATGCTACTAAATTAGAAACGTCGTTTGATCCTCCGCTTTCTAAACTCACACTATGATCTACCTCAAACCATGCATTTAACTTACTTTGGCACCCTTTACACTTCCAATCTTGTTGAGACGCAACAAATTTTTTTTTAGTTTCACTCACGGATCGTTTTGTTGTTTTTCCTGGTCTTAAAATTCTTTGTTCTGCTGTTGTAGTAGAGTCATCATAGTCTTCCTCCATTCCTAGTATACCCAATGCCATTCCTCCGTTTCTTGAAATATCTAAAACTGGGTTCAACATACTTGCGGTTGATTTATCAAATGGCATATATTTTACAAAATTATTTGCATTCACTAATAAACTTTTACATTTTTTAGGATCTCTCTTTAACATGATGTATAATCCTAAACCTAACAGTGCGAATCCTACCATTTGATAATATTTTTTATAACTAGACAACAATTTAGTATATTTTCCATCATGATATGCATTATATACTAGAAATCCGGTAACAATAATAATTATAATTTCAAACCTCATTTTTATAACAAGGATTATACTATCTCACAAGATAAAAACTTAATACCAATAATTCAATTTTGCTTCATCATACTTTGTTGTAAGACCAGTACCAGTAATATGCCCCCACATCGGAATATATAAATCAGTTGCAGTTCCTAGATAAGTAGATGAAAAACAAAATAAACTACGCGAACAAATTAAAATCTCACAGTTACAAAGTAAAAATAAATCAAAATCTTGATCATCTGTACGAATACATCTATAAGGTAATTTTATTTCATTTCCAGATGGCGAAGCAACAACTACAACCTCATAGTCAGGATATTTTTCTTTTGCCTTGTCAATAATTATTTGAATACGATTTTCAGCAATTGGAGCTTGACAATCATAAGGATTGTACGGTCTACCCCATCCACGAATACGGATTCCTTGTTTTTCCATAAATAAACGTTCCTCTTCCAAGTTTATATCAATGTTTCCATTATCTAGTTTCTCACGATAATATTTTGTAGAGAATATTCCTTCATAGTCAAACCGATTTATAACATCATCTAGTCTCAAATGAACGCAAATTGTTTTTTTAGGATCAAAATCAATTTTTGAAAAGTAGTTTTTTTCTAATGCTAATCCATTTAATATTTCCCGTATAGGGGAATATAAATGTTTTTTGAAATAACTATACAAGTCACACCCTATAGCTTTACATACTTTCATATTATTACCAGGCCAGTCTTGTTCCGATTCTTCTATCAAATGAAAACACGGTTCATATGGCATACCTCTTTCACGTAAAGATGTGTTATGTGTATCAATATATGTTAACAACGCTTTAACAAAAATACTACTATCATATTTCACGTTTATATAATAAATTTGACAATCCATATAATGAGCATAAATCAGCTGCATGATGAACCATGACAAATTTGCGCCCATACGATCACTACGATTATATAAAACAATATGCATTATTATCTATCTAGATAAAAATACATATATTTCACCGATATTTATTAATTTTTTTCAAATCTTCTACTAAACTATTTATATCAATAACTTTTGTTGGTGTATAGAACAAGTATTTTTTTATAATAAACTGAATCAAACTGTATATAGGGCAATTTTTCTGTTCAGTTTGGCTCATTTTTTCTAAAACAATGGAATACATCATTACAAATCCCCAAATATCTGAATTTTTCAAATAAATATTCTTGAAATACTCAAAAATATTTTTTTTATTTTTACTATATTCAAATACAATCATAGAAAGGTAATTTATTATGACTTGCTTTCCATCATATACACTTTCATTTTCATTTACAAGTGATATAATAGAAAGAATTACATCTATATGTCCTTGACCTCTAACTTCTTCCCATTTACCAATAAAGTCTATAATAAATTCTTTAACATCATAAAAGGTCATCTCTTTTGTATTAGATGATTCAAACTTTTTTAAAAAATTCTCATACATTTTTTCAAACATGTCATTCCATAAAATAACTGAAAACGGAGAGTTGTACTGAAATGGTCTATCTTTCATATGATGCGGAACTATTTTTCCATCTGTAATTACTGAAATACCCCAATCAATCAAACGACAGTTTCCATCAGATCCTATAAGGACATTTGACTCTTTGATATCATTGTGATAAATATTCAATTTATTCATAGGAAGAACACCTCCTAGTAAAAGCAAAATTAATGCTGAATTTATACTTTGAATCGTTTTTGAAAGCTTCATAATGTATTCTGATACAGTTATTCCCCCATCTGGAATATTCAAAATTCCTACTTTATCTAAATTGTTGTTAATATTTTCTTTTGTTATCCCATTTTTTGTCATTGGAATACATTTTTCATCAAAATTTTCCAAGTCTTTTTCAGTCAACTTGCTTGGACTGCAAAAACTAATATCATTCAATAGATAATATTTTGTATAGTTGGGAACATTTTTCAAAATTTTATTAAATTTTTCAATCTCTCTATACTCATGCTCTACATTTTTCAACTTCATTAGTTTTGATATTTTATGTTTTTGACGAGATTTTTTATTTTTACATTTCAAAGCAGGACGAAAAACACAACCATATCCTCCGTGGCCAATAACATTTCCTCCTCTAATTTTAATAGTTTTTGTTTTACAATGTTTTCTTTTTTTCATCTTTTTAAATTTTCTTGTCATATAAAGTTTATTGAATAATGTAAAATGTCTACTATACTATAAAAATATTAAAAATCTATAAAAATTAATAGAGATAATATATTCCTCCACATATTCCAAATAATATTCCAAAGTAAATAAATTTTTCTCTCAACTTGTAGTATTCCCTCATCTTTACATGTTTAGGTTTATAAGATTCATAGTACGTTGAATAAAATTCGCCAAGAGATATTTTTCTTTTTTCCAATTTTTCATTTATTTTATTATGAATGAAATGCATCCAGCGAACCAAAGAATCTCGTGAATCTAAATATGGAACCAAGGGATATTTATCTAATAACTTACTAAATTCATTTCCTATTTTTTCAACAGGTATAAACAAATGAATATTTTGAATAAAATCATAATATTTTTTTTTAACTACAGCATTTGGTTGATGTGGATAAGTCAACGCAATAGTATGTAAGAAAAACCAATAATGTGGACCCCATACATTTGCGTCTAAAGCCATTGTGATAAATCAATATAAAAAGATTTTGCGTTTAACATAAATAAGAATCAATAATTTATGAATAGTAATGGATATACAGAAATAAAATACAATACTCAAAATATTCTTTTGAAAACACCAATATTATGTAACAACTGTGGAAAACAAGGACATTTGTTTCATCAATGCAAGCAACCTATTACAAGTTTTGGTATTATTTTATCTAGATTTTCAGAAAAAGGCATTGAATTTCTTATGATACGCAGAAAAGATAGTTTTGGATACATAGATTTTATAAGAGGTAAGTACTCTCCATATAACATTGAACAACTAAAAAATAGTATAGATGAAATGTCTATAGATGAAAAAAATAGAATTCTAGTAGAGCCTTTTGATAAATTATGGACACAAATGTGGGGAGAAACATGTAGACATCAATTTCGTAGTGAAGAAAATGCTTCTTCAAAAAAATTTGATATTATAAGAAATGGTGTCAATATAAATAACAAAACATATAATTTAAAAAGTTTAGTAGAAGAAAGTAAAACAACGTGGAATGAAACCGAGTGGGAATTTCCAAAAGGACGACGAAATTCACAAGAAAAAGATTTGGATTGCGCTTTACGAGAGTTTGAAGAAGAAACGGGATATTTTCAACAAGATATTTGTATAATAGAAAATGTAATGCCGTTTGAAGAAATGTATATTGGATCTAATCACAAATCATACAAGCACAAATATTTTTTGGCTGTTGCAAAAAAAGACTACATAAAAGACGATAATTTACAAAACTATCAAAAATCAGAAGTTAGCAAACTAGAATGGAAAACATTGGACGAATGTATGGAATACATACGTCCTTATAATTTAGAAAAAAAAAGAAATATTTTAAATATTCACACATTGTTAACAGAGTATAACTTGATTTAATTATTTTATTTTTAACCAATGGTGGGTACTAATAAAACGTCACAGAGTGTATATTATATTAGAAAATATAAAGTTGAAGAATCAAAAATAAAATTTTTTTATATACACATAGAGAAAGTAGGAAAATATAATTATGGATGAAATTTTGAATGATGAAAAATTGAATGATTCAAAGTTGAATGATGAAAAATTGAATGATGAAAAATTGAATAATGAAAAATTAAATATGGACATAAATACAAATAGAAAAGTGGATAGCTCTGAAAAAGAATTAAAAAATGATTTTGAAAAAAATAATTGTATTTTACCCGAAAATCGTTATACAAAAGAGTGTAATAACTTTTTATTAAAAAAAGAACTTTTAGAACATGACTATTTAGAACAACATTCTGAAGAAAATAATATTCTTTATCCATCCTTGAATGATACAAATTTTATTATTAAAATTGCAGAAAAAAAAGAATTCAATGATACACAATATGATGGAAAAGTGTATGATGATATTAAAAAACATGCAGATATTTTGAGTAATGCGGAATTTGAACTATCGCCTCACCAAAATTTTATAAGAAATTTTCTCTCTTTTCAAACTCCTTACAATAGTTTGCTTTTATTTCATGGGTTAGGAAGTGGTAAAACTTTGAGTGCTATTGGTGTATCTGAAGAAATGCGAAACTATTTACAGCAAATGGGAATAACAAAACGAATTATTATTGTTGCATCGCCCAATGTTCAAGATAATTTTAGACTACAGCTTTTTGATGATAGAAAATTGAAACTTGTAAATGGTATTTGGACTATGAAAGGATCTATTGGAAACAGATTATTGAGAGAAATTAACCCTACAAACACAAAAAATATACCACGTGAAAAAGTAGTTAGTCAAATAAAATTATTAATTTCTCACGCATATCTTTTTTTAGGATATGATAGTTTCGCAAACTACATTATAAAAAAATCACAAGGAAATGAAGAATTTAATAAGCTTACGCCAACAAAAATTGCACAGAACTTGCAGCATGAGTTTAATGGAAGATTAATTGTGATTGATGAAGTGCATAATATAAGAGTTGCAGAAGATAATAAAAATAAAAAAGTGGCAGAGCAATTGTTAAAATTGGTAAAATATGTTGACAACTTGCGTCTACTTCTTCTCTCTGCAACACCAATGTATAATAGTTATACTGAAATAATTTGGTTATTAAATTTGATGAATGCAAATGATCGTCGTGGATTGATTGAAGTAAAAAATATATTTGATAAACGCGGAAACTTTAAACCTGCTGGAGAAAATTTATTGATTCGTAAAGCAACAGGATACATTTCTTTTGTTAGAGGAGAAAATCCATATACATTTCCGTTTCGTATTTATCCAAATATTTTCAACACAGAAAATACATTTTTAAATCCAAAAAACAAGTATCCAAGTTATCAAATGAATGGAAAAGAGATTTTAGATGAAGATAAGATTCAAATATTAAAAGATCAGCTTTATCTTGTAAAAGTTGGAAGTTATCAATCTCTAGGATATAAAATCATCATTGATAATTTACGCAAAAAAAATATGGATATTACTACCAAAAAAGGTACTATTAGACAGATGCCAACATTTGAAAATATGGAAGCCTTTGGGTATACTCTTTTACAACATCCTTTAGAGGCATTAATTATTGTTTATCCTACTGAAAATCTGGAAGAATATTCAAAAACATTGGCTGATAATAGTGAGCAGGCATCTTCTGAAAAAGAATATGAATCTTCTGAAGTAGAAAGTAGTGATATTGAATCATCGTCTACAGAAATTGCTAGTGACGACAAATCTTCAATAGATGAAGATGAAGATATTTTTGCAACAAGGACAGATGAATCTGAAGAGAAAAATGATAAAGAAAATATTTTTCAATTAAAAATTCCTGTATCTGAACACGAAGAAGATGAAAAAGAAGATATTTTTACAAGAAAAATAGATGAAAAAAACACTACTATATCAGTTGAACAACATTCTTTTTTAGTTGATAATTTTCCTGAAATTTATTCTAATCCATCCTCGGAAATAAAAAATGAACTTGTCACGCTAAAAAACATATCTAATAATACAAACATTATACAAGTTCCTGTAAAAACATTAAGTGAAGGAAGATTAGTTGCGACAAATCCAGATATTATTGTAACGTCTTCAGAAAGTTATCCAGAATTTACAAAAGCTTTTTATAAAATGCAAGGAAAAATACCCGAAAGTGAAAAGTTTATGTCAAGTAAGATAGATGAAACGCGTGATAAAATTTCCAATTTATTTTCTAAAACGAATGAGTCGGTTTCAATTGTTTTTCCCGAAAGCGAAAAATCTATATCATCCGAACTTGTTCCAGAAAGTGAAAAATCTATATCATCCGAACTTTTTCCCGAAAGCGAAAAATCTATATCATCTGAACTTGTTCCAGAAAGCGACAAATCTATATCATCAGAATCTCTTCCAGAAAGCGACAAATCTATATCATCAGAATCTCTTCCAGAAAGTGAAAAGTCCTTATCTAGCTTAAAAGGTGACAATCTTTCATTGACATATAAAACATCTAGTGAAAAATCTATACAAAGCATGGGGGGCGCAAAAGAAGTAGATGTAACAAGAATAGTCCCTTTAACTGGAAAAGCTGGATTAGAAAGTTGCATGAATTTTATAGACACCAAATCCCCTCCAGAAAAAGGAGGTTTTTCATACAAGTCTGAAAAATACGGAAGAATCTTCTCTCAAGAAGAGATTGGAAAATACAGTGCAAAAATTAAAACTATTTGCGAAAGAATAATGACTTGTCAAGGAGTAGCATTGATTTATTCTGAATTTTTGGATGGAGCTTTAATTCCCATGGCACTATCTTTGGAAGAACTCGGATTTACTAGAGCCTCTGGAGGAAAAGGAAAATCTTTATTTAAAGACTCTCCTCCAGTAAAAGCTAAAAATTTACACTATGTAATGATTACTGGAGATCCACGAATTTCACCGGATAATGATGATGAAGTTAAAATGGTTACAAGTGATAATAATATGTATGGGGAGAAAATAAAAGTGATATTAATATCTAAAGCCGGATCTGAAGGTGTAGATTTCAAGTTTATCAGACAGGTTCATATACTTGAACCTTGGTACAACATGAATCGTATTGAACAAATTATTGGAAGAGCTGTAAGAAATTTCAGTCATAAAAATCTTCCTTTTGAAAAAAGAAATGTGGAAATATATCTTTATGGAACCCTATTAGAAAGAAGCAAAGAAGAGAGCGCTGATTTATATGTATATCGTGTGGCAGAGTATAAAGCTGTTCAAATGGGACGGGTTACACGTTTGCTTAAAGAAACCGCAGTAGACTGCATTATTAATCATGAACAAGTAAATTTTACACAAGAAAATATGAATACTACAGTTGAGCAGATTTTATCAGACGGAAAAAAGATTGAAAATTTTAAAGTAGGAGATATTCCTGGAACAGCATCATGTGACTATATGGATACATGCAACTTTCAATGTCGTCCATTCAAAAGAATAGAAGAGGATGATATTCTTCAAGATACATATGACGAATCTTTTATTCTGATAAATTCTGATAAAATTATTCAAAAAATACGCTCTCTAATGAAGGATAGATTTTTTTACAAAAAAGACGATCTTATGAAACGAATAAATTTTCCAAAAGATTATCCTCTTGTTCAAATTTACGCAGCATTGTCACAGTTGGTAGAAGATGATAATGAATTTATTGTTGATAAATATGGTCGTAATGGGCGTCTTGTAAATATTGGAGACTATTACATTTTTCAACCCATTGAGTTGAACTATCCTGAAAATTCCATCTTTGATCAATCTGTACCGGTTGACTTTAAACACGAAAATATAAATTTTGAAATTAAAGAAAGTTTAACAAAGGCTGTTACTTCTGTAAAACAATCTGTATTAAAATCATCTGAAGTTTTACTGAATCCTACATCTTCAAGTATAGAAACACTAAAAGTAAAAGAAATGAAAGAAAACTATAATACTACTATTGAATATATTAGAGAAGGTATGACTGCAAAATCAGACGATAGTTGGTATAAACATTGTGGAATTGCGATCAGAAAAATGATTGAACAAAATAATATTCCGCGAGAAATATTGGTTCGTCTAGTAGTAGATCACATTGTAGACATGCTTACATTTGATGAAAAGATTGAATTTTTAGACTACATAAGCGGAATACAAGTTTTTGAACCGAATAGTTTTGAAGAATATGCAAAACAATATATTGATACAAAAGTTGTAAATGACAAGGGAATAACTGGAATATTATTATACGACCCTAAAGAGAAGAAAGTACAAACATTTATACTTGATTCAACAAGTAAAACATGGAAAATTGCGGAATATCAAGACAAGATAGACTTGAATAATATAGTAAAACAAAAATATACCATAACAAAAGAAAATTTGAATAGCTTACTGGGGTTTATTGACTATGAACAAAAAAATCAATACTTGGTTTTCAAAGTAAAATCTATGGAAGGAGATAGAAATACCGGAGCACAATGCAGACAAGCCCCAAAACATAAACAAATAACTACATTGAATAAAATACTGGGAGAAGAAGTATATGGTAAGACAAATACAAAAGGACTAGATTTATGTTGTGTAGAAGAACTTACTATGAGATACTATGATAAAGAGAGAAAAGATGGAAAGGTATGGTTTTTGGAACCAGATGCAGCAAAAATATACAAGTTTTGAATAAATATAGTATTTTTGATAAAATTGAAGAAAACAATATTAGAAAGATAATCTCAACAGAATATAATGATGGAAGTTGCAAAACAATCTAACCAAAAATTTGGGAAAAAAAGAGAAGTTCGCATTGCATCCATTTATTCAAGATGTTTAATTACACGTAATATAGTTTTGCCAATTGTATCTGTTGGAAAAAATATTAAAGATACAATTGAAAAAAGTGTTGTTGGAAATTATGAAGGTAAATGTTTAGTAGAAGGATTTGTAAAACCTGGTTCTATTAAAATTATTACTCATTCAAGTGGAATTATACAAGGAACAAATATTTTATTTACAGTTGTTATTGAATGTCAAGTCTGTTTTCCTGTGGAAGGAACATTGATCTCTTGTGTTGCCAAAAATATTACGAAAGCAGGAATTCGTGCAGAAAGTGCGGATGAAACACCTAGCCCAATTGTGGTATTTATTGCACGAGATCATCATTTTAATGTTCAACAATTTTCTAATATTCAGGAAGGTGATAAATTTAATGTACGAGTTATTGGACAACGGTTTGAATTGAATGATAAATATATTTCTATTATTGCTGAACTTGTTCCACCTAGATGATGCAATGTTTTATTTCAAATGACTTTATTTAGGTCTTTCTTATTACAATTTGTTTTACAAAACATTTCATGTATTCCACTAAATTCAGCAAGTATATGTGTTATTGACCCAATAAAAAAGAGGATTGCAATATTTTTTCTTTCGGAATTATTTTTATTCATAAAAAAAAGCCCCATCAATGTAAACCAACCTCCTTCCGCTAGAGACGTTTCTAATAAATATTTATTTGATGCTTTGAATATTGTATCTGGTAATGTTTTTCTAATATTTACACACTTTTTTCCATGATTACAATAATAGGTTTGAATTCCTAATACATATCCCAAATAGTGTTTTAAAAATCCTACAATAAATAATATTAAAACATTATATTTATAATTTTGTTGAAAAAGCTGACTTACTAAAGTAAAAATAAACGCAGAATATAGTCCTACAAAAATAACTTCTACAAAAAATGACATGTTACTACTATTCATTCTACTAATATATTAGTTTATAAAAAATATAGAAACAGATTGATATAGAACATATAAATGTCTTCATTATCTACGTTGGAATTGAATGCGATGCGAGATGTAATAGAAAACATGGGCAAGTTTAATCAAATAGAAATTTTGAAAATTTTGAATAAAAATAAAGATGTGGTTTTAAACGAAAATAAATATGGAATTCACGTAAATCTTACTGAATTGAAACAAGAAGTCATTGATGAATTGAATGTATATATAAATTATGTTACTAAACAAGAAGTTACATTGAATGAGATTGAAAAACAAAAAGAAGATTTTAAAAATATATACTTTGCAAAAGATATAAACAGTAAACCTGGGTTATATAATAAGAATACTCTTCTTGACACCAATGCATAAATTACTAGATAAAGTATATGGTAGATCATCTGTACAAAAAAATCAATGCACGATTGAGATGTTGGATGAATTTGTATTTACAGAAAAACGCATGATGGATTCACTTCGTCCCATTATGCGTTCTGATAACAAAAAGTTTGAAAACACGAATCATTCTGAAAATTACAAGACTTTACATAAAAAAAAACTAGAGAATACTGTTCAGAACAAGGATCACGGGTTTCCTGAAAAATCCGACTTTTTCTTTCCAAAAGAAAAAGATTCTTTATTTTGGTGTTTTTTTATTATGAAACATGGTAAAGAAAAGTTTCAAGATCTTGGAAAAATAAATATTGTTGTTGAAAGAAAATGGAAAATTGATTATATAGAGTTGTTAAGAAATAATAAACAGTTGTTGAAAAATAATAAAATGGCTCCACTCACTCATATTGAAAATTTTTTATTAAATGAAGAAAAAATAGACGTAAAGACGTTTTTGGCACTATGTCTTCTTGAGAATTTACACATTTTTCACATTCATAAACATACCTTTTATGAAATTGGAAAAGAAGATGAAAAGGAAAATATTGTAGTTCATCAAACTTCTCAAATAAATTATGGTTTAGATTATGATGAATATAATTCATCCTATATTTTAAAAAAAATGGATAACTCGTCTTATGGATATAAAAACGCCAAAAATAAAAAAGATTTGGAAGATGTACAAAATAATTATTATCAACTAGACAGTTTATTTAAACCTCTGAAAGCAATGACTTTTTATAAATTAAATGATCTAGTTGAATTCTGTAAAAAGTTGCATATTGAAACAACCATGACTAAACTAGATAAAAAGAAAAATGTATCCATTGAAAAAAACAAGGGAAAAAAGGACCTCTATGAGTCGTTGGTAAAATATTTTTCAACTTGAAAAACATGTGAAATCAAAGAGAAGAAAAATAAATTTGATTTAAAAATTGATATATAATACATTTAAAAATATGTATTCATATTATATATCAACCAACTTGAAATGGAAAAAAAAAGTTCAAAGTCTACTCAAGTTTTATTGAATGATTTGGTTCAAACTTATTTTAATGAAAATCCGTACGTTAGAAACTTGAGAAAGTCTAATGAACTTGAGGTGAAATTTGGAACGCGAGGGGTAAAACCATTGACTAAAATTGATTATGATAATGTAATTAAGAAAATAAAATCACTCGGTTTCAAAAGTTTAAATGAACAAGGAAACTACATGCTTCGTATTCAGAATGAATTTTTAGATCAAACTTCTGGGCGTTTTAAAATGTCTAATATTAGAACAGAAATTGCAGGATTTCATGCTATTCAAGAATACTGTAACAGCAATGATATAACTAGTTTGGAAAAAAATTACTTTGATTCTATAACTTATACGAAAAAATACCCTCCTGCAGAATTCAGTGACGTAAATTTTGATGATTTCAATTTTCGTGTATCGTATCGTGTAGAAGAAAATTTTGAGTATACACATCCTATTATTCAAACTTTACGTAATACTTGGAATAAAAATAAAAAAGTTTTTCGCTATATTAATCGTGTCACATTTGAACATGATGATTATCCAGTATTTGTAGATATTAGTATTGTAAAAAGTTCAACAAAAGTAAAAATTCCAGGAAGAAGAGACGGGGATTTGAAAAAAACATATACGACGGGAGAATCCGAAGTATTTACAAATCCAGAAATTTTTGAAATTGAGTTGGAGGTTAACAATGCAAAAATTGGCCCCAGTACAAGATTTAACACGGTTGAATCCATTGCTAATGCTATTCGTAAAGTAGCCAAGTTTGTCCTCATGGGGTTACAAGGTACAAATTATCCAGTATCTATCCCTGAACAGAAAAATGTTTTAAGAGATTACTTGTATTTGTTACATCAAGAAGACAAAGAATTTAATATAGAAAAACAAATGAGTCATCGTTTTATTGGGAGCAACTTTATAGGTCCTGGATCATTTACGTTGCAAATACAAAACATTATTCCCACTAGTGAAAATATAAATGTTCCTAATATTCGTAAGGATTATGTAGTTACAGAAAAAGCAGATGGACAACGTCATTTGATGTATATTTCTGAAATTGGAAAAATTTATTTGATCAATACAAGCATGAGTATTATATTTACAGGTGGAATTACAAAAAATCCTGCAGCATTCAACTCACTACTTGATGGGGAATTAATTCTTCACAATAAGAGACAACAATTCATCAACTTGTATGCTGCATTTGATATTTATTACATATCAAAAAAAGATGTTCGTATGCTTCCATTTATGGAACTTCCTTTGGCTGAAAATAAAGAATCCAGTAAAATTGGTTCTAGATACAAGTTTTTGAAGAATTTTATAAAAGAAATAAATACTACAAGTATTGTAGAGGGTGAAAGATCCCCAATAACTATTGAATCAAAAACATTTTATCCAAAAATGGATCCGGCATCCAAATCACCGTATTCTATATTTGTCGCATGCAAAGAAATTTTGACAAAGGTGGATAATGGTTTATTTGCTTATAATACAGATGGTTTGATATTTACACATGCATATTATGGAGTAGGTGGAAATGCTATTGGAAAAACGTCTTTTCCTAGAAAAATTACATGGGAATATTCTTTCAAATGGAAACCTCCAGAATTCAACACAATTGATTTTCTGGTTACAACAAAGAAAAATCCAAATGGTACAGATGTTATTACTCCTGTATTTCAAGATGGAATAAATAATTTATCTGTGGACAGTCTTACTCAATACAAGTCTATTATTTTGCGATGTGGATTTGATGAAAGAAAGCACGGATACTTGAATCCTTGTCAAGATGTATTGGACGATAAGTTGCCTGAATATAGTGATCGGGATAATCAAGAATCCTATTTACCTGTTAGATTTTATCCATCTCCACCATATTCAGATCCAAATGCAGGTCTGTGTAATGTAATGTTGAAAAAAGATGACACTGGTGTATATCAAATGTTTAGTGAAGATGGTGAAGTATTTGAAGACAATACTATTGTTGAATTCAAATATGATTTTACTAGAACCGGTGAATGGAGATGGGTTCCATTACGTGTAAGATATGATAAAACATATGATCTTCGTCAGACAGGAAGGGAGCTTGGAAATGCATACCATGTCGCAGATAGCAACTGGAAATCTATCAATAATCCAGTAACTAAAGAAATGATTACTAGTGGAGCAAATATTCCTGACACAATCATAAGTGATGATGATGTCTATTACAATAGACTGTCTAGTTCAACAAACACAAAAGCATTGCGAGATTTTCATAATTTGGCTGTAAAAAAATTGTTAATAAAGAGTGTTTCCAAACGAAACGATATTTTGATTGATTACGCATGCGGAAAAGCAGGAGACTTGAGCAAATGGATAGATGCCAAACTATCATTTGTATTTGGTGTGGATGTTTCTAAAGATAATTTAGAGAATAGAACAGATGGAGCGTGTGCAAGATTTCTAAATGAAAAGAAAAAATTCAAGCATGTTCCATATGTTTTATTTGTAAATGGAAATAGTGGTCTCAATATTCGTAGTGGAGCAGCCATGATGAATGACAAGGCGGTTCAAATTACCAGGGCTGTTTTTGGAGAAGGTATGAAAGACGATGACCGCATAGGAAAGGCGGTATCAAGACAATATGGAAAAGGAGCTGAAGGCTTCAACGTATCATCTTGCCAGTTTGCTATTCACTACTTTTTCAAAGATAAGACAACATTTCAAAATTTTATAAGAAATGTTGCAGAATGCACCAAATTAAATGGTTACTTTATTGGCACAAGTTATGATGGTAAAATTGTATTTGATATGTTGAAAAATAAAGAAAGTGTAGAAATAAAAAAAGATGAAGTTAAAATTTGGGAAGTTAGAAAAAATTATAAGCGAAAGTCTTTTCCGGATGACATAAATTCATTGGGGTATCAAATAGAAGTCTTTCAAGAATCTATCAATAAATTCTTTCCCGAGTATTTGGTAAACTATGATTACTTGAATCGTGTTATGGAAGACTATGGATTCAAACTTGTAACTCGCGATGAAGCAAAAGATTTAGGATTGCCAGAAGGTTCTGGACTTTTTGGAGAGCTCTTTCAACAAATGTTGAGCGAAATAAAGAAAAATCCAAATAAAAAAAATGAGTATGGTACTGCAGTGAATATGACATCATATGAAAAAAAGATTTCGTTTTTGAATAGATATTTTGTATACAAAAAGGTGCGAATGGTAAATGCAGCAACTGTTATTTTAGAAGATCATGATGTAGAAGAGGCCGAAGAAGACATGGAAGATATTGAAGCAGTTAAAAAAACACGTGTAACTATACCAAAGACTGGAAAGTTTTCAATCAAGAAAATAAATGAAAAATTAATATTGTCTGAAAAAGATGAAATTGTATCATCCAAGGTAGCTACACTTCAAAAATCTGAAGAAGAAGAACCGGCTACTGAAAAAAAGGCACTATACATTTCAAATAAACCAAAAAGTACAATTGTTCTTGAAGAAGAAATAGAAAAGAAAAAATCAGAAATTGAATCTGACGCAGTTCCAGAATACCAAAATCCAGAAGAATAATTATTTTGACTCTTGTATATACCACATTCCTTGTAAAAATGAGTCCGCTAAATCATCTTTTTTCTTGTGAGATGAAAAATATTCTTCCCACTTTTTATTATATACATCTCCTTGAATAAGTTCTATGCATTTTGATATTCCCAGTTTTTTTCTATCTCCATAACTTTGTTTCTCTCCATTCGGTGATTTTAGACCCTTGAGTTTATTCATGGAAGAAACAAATTGAATACATTGACTGGATTTTCTCATTATGAAATATTGTGCAAGCATTCCTTGAATAGTTTTCATACGATTCGCAATCGGGCTAATTTGGTTTTCAATAATTATATAATCTATATCAATTGTGGGAAATATTTCATCTAATCTAAATTTTATATTTTTACCAATACTAATCAAATCTACTTTTGATGCATTTACATCTTTAATCGGGGTGAAACAAGTTTTTTCAATATACTCTTCTAATAACTTTACTAAATCACATTTTTTTATTGGTTTTTCATATTTTATGTCATACTTATCCGCGATTTCATATAGTTTTTGAATTTTTTGTTTATTGATATAAGTCGGATTTAATTCAGAGGTGGGTATTTGGTAAGTTTGTTTTTTAGAATGTTTCAAACAATAACATTTTCCTTGTTTCATAAAAGTAGCAGATTTAGAACAAGATTTACCCTTTTCAGTCTCTCCACAAAAGAGAGAAACCTGTTCAGAAATATTTACTACATCCCATTTTTCAATGGTAGTATTATCTAACAAACAAAATGCCAAGTTTTTTATTCCAACATCTATACTCAATACTTTCATGAATATACGTGGTGTGTTTATTCTATATACTAACTTATAGAATAAACTATCTTGAATAAATCATCTTGAATAAATCATCTTGAATAAAGTAAAATTTAAAAAGAGTAATTCTGGCTTGTAGCCCGATCAATAATGCGAATCGGTTCAGCCTTTAGTAATCTATTTTTCAAAAGAGGAAGTACAATATTTGTAAAACATGATTCCATCAAGTAAATCTCATCCGCTTCCATTATGACATCTATATAGTAAACTAGTTTATTGAACACAAAGTTTTCACAGATTGCGTGCTTTTCACTGTGTGTTTTTATATTGTACAAGTTCTGGCTAGTGCATACAATTATTGCACTAGGATCATCTATATACTTTTCTTTTACGCCTTCTATATTTAATTTTTGCCCATGACTGCACTCTATTTGCGTAAATATAATGCGATAATTTTTTACAAGATTGTATAGTCTCTGCGACTCGTCTGTACTGTCTATACGAAAATTCTCATAATAAACACTCAAATCAAGTTTTATATCATGATAAAACCATTTTAAAAAAAGATAATTTATGGTGTCATAGGAAACATCGTATTTTTTATTATCTCTCTTGAATTGTTGATATTCTAGTATTTTTGGATGTTTTATATCTGACCCTAAATACTGTATATGTGCGCCACAAATAAATACATCACATTCTGCATAACTATCTGTTATAATTTGACGACATTGCTCAAATTCATGATCTGGATGAATTGTTATAATTTTAACATTTTCGTCTGGATGAAAAAATAATTTTACATTATCCAAATATTTATCCTTGCAAATAAATCGTACTTCTTCATAATAGTTTAATAAAAATCGTATAGCACTAGCTGAAATTAAATTGTCACCTAAACCATTATTAGACAAGTAAATTGCTTTTTTTGTTGTAGTTTCACTCAACTCTTTAGGTTTATATAAAACGCGTAATGTATTTACCATGTCTACTTTATTTTGTATACTTTTATGTTATTGAAATAATTTTTTTATTTGTGTAAAACGCGTATATTTATAAAATATTTAATACCTGAAAATATATTATTTACAGTGTTGTAGTATGAAACGTTACTTTATTGATTTAGACAATACCTTGTGCAAAACTTTGGGAAGTGATTATTCAAATTCTTCTCCAATTATAGAGAGAATAGAATATGTCAAAGATTTGAAAAATGCTGGAAACTATATTGTCATTTGGACAGCCCGTGGAAGTAAAAGTGGAAAAGACTATCGCGACTTGACAGTTCAACAGTTGACTGATTGGAATGTTGTATACGATGAGTTACTCATGGGAAAACCAGACTATGATGTTTATATTGATGACAAGTCTTTTCAGGTAGAAACCTTTTGGCCAGTTCCAGTAAAAGAAGATTCTATGAGTAAAAAATTAAAAAGTGAAATTGTACCAAAAGGTTGGGGAAAGGAAATTATTTTTGTAAATAACGACGAGTATTGTGGAAAAATATTGTGTTTTGAAAAAGGAAAAAAGTTTTCTATGCACTATCATCTTCGTAAAAAAGAAACATGGTATGTGAATAAAGGAAAGTTTATTTTGTTTTGGATTGAACCTGCCAACGGAACAATGCATACAGAGTATTTAGAAGTTGGTGACGTTATTACAAATGAGAGGGGAGAACCCCATCAACTAATTGCAGTTGAAGACGCCGAAGTCTTTGAAGTTTCTTCCAAACATTATGACGAGGATAGTTATCGTGTTTGGAAAGGAAATTGATAGAAAAACAATATAAAAAGTTTTTATAAAATAAATATAATGTCTACACAAAAAAATGTGTTAATAACAGGTGGTACAGGATTTATAGGAAGCAATTTAATGAAAACATTTCTTTCTAAAACAGGATATAATATCACAGTCTTGGATAGAACATTAAAAGAACATAATATGGTGTCAAATGATTCAGTTGAATATATTAAATTTGATTTGAAAAATTCAAATCATTTGACAAATTTATTCAAAGATAAAGATTTTGATTATATATTTCATCAAGGTGCAGTCGTAGATACTACATATGATCATGATGATATTTATGAGGTAAATTCTGAACCTATACACATGCTCATAGAATTAGCAAAGAAATCGGATGCTAAAATAGTCTATGCAAGTTCTTGTGCTGTTTATGGAAATACCTCAATACCAAATCGCGTCAATTATAATGAAGAACCACTGAACAAATATGCAATAAGTAAATTACTACAAGACAAGATTGTTCGTGGATATTTACACAACGGCGATGAAAGAATTCCTATTGTAGGATTGAGATATTCCAATGTTTATGGTCCAGGGGAGTCACATAAAGGAAATATGTCTTCTATGGTCTATCAAATCAGAGAGAAAATTGAGGCTGGAATTCCTGTAAAGTTATTTGAGTATGGGGAACAAAAACGCGACTTTATTTATGTAAAGGATATTGTGGAATACAACTTACAAAGTGCATTTTCTGGAAAAACTGGAATTTTCAACGCCGGATTTGGAGAATCTTTTTCTTTCAATGATATGATGCGTTTCTTTGAATTGATGTATAGAAAAAAAATAGATGTAGATTTTATTCAAAACCCGTATACCTTTTATCAAAATCATACCTTGACAGAATTGGATGTATCTTTGTATAAACCAGTTTATGATTTACGCAGAGGAATAAATGATTATTTTGGAAAGAATATGTAATATTGTTTGTATTCATATCGTTTGCATTCATATCGTTTGTATTTTTATTTTTATTTGTCTAAATAAATAAAAATAGCCATAATGAAGATACTTGTACTTGGAGACATTATGTTGGATATAAATTATATTTCAAAAGTAGAAAGAAATGCTCCTGAAGCAAACATACCAGTTTATAATGTTCAAGATGTTAATTATATTTTAGGGGGGGCTGCAAATGTTGCAAATAATTTGAAGTCTATACGAGGTGAGGTTGATGTAGAAATTGTTTCTGTAATTGGTAATGATTCTTGTGGAAATAAAATTAAAAAAATATTGGATGACCGAGGAATAAAAAACAAGTTAATTGTGGAAGAAGATAGAAAAACAACACAAAAAAATCGCATCTTTCAAAATAGTAAACTTTCTGTTCGTTACGATGTAGAAGATGTAAAAGATATTAGAGAAACAATAATGGATGAAATTTATTACTATATTATAAAACTTGAATACTTGGATGCTATAATTATTTCAGACTATGACAAGGGAGTTGTAACTTTTTCTCTCTGTCAACGGATAATAGACTATTGCAATAAACAAAACATATTTACTTTTGTAGATCCAAAATTAAAAAACTATGCAAAGTATATTGGATGTTTTTGTTTTAAACCAAATAGAAGTGAATCTGAAAAAATATCACAGTCTACTGATATTGATTATATATTCAACTTTATAAAGAAAAATATAAATTGTCAACATACGGTTATTACGAGTAGCGAAAATGGAATTTATTTGAATAATAAAAAAAATCAAATTATCCATGAAGATCCTATAAAATTAGTGGATGTTACTGGGGCGGGTGATATTGTGTTATCTGTATTGGCATATACATTTGTAAAATATAAAGACATGTTATTATCAACAAAAATTGCAAACTATATTGCTGGAAAAAGTGTAGAAGTAATAGGAAATTACACAGTGAATGAAAAGGATATTTCTCAATATTATGATCAGTTACATATATCCATGATAAATAAAGTCATCTATGCTTCAGAAGAAACAAAGTTGATGTATTTTAAAAATAAAAATGTTGTTTTTACAAATGGATGTTTTGATATTTTACATTCTGCACACTTGAAACTCTTGAATTTTTCTAGAGAACAAGGAGATGTTTTGATTGTTGGAATTAATTCTGATGAATCTATCAAAAAAATAAAAGGAGAGAAAAGACCTATAAATGAATTATCTGAAAGAGCGGAGATTCTTTCTCAATTGTCAATTATAGACTATATTGTTGTCTTTGATTCAGACACTCCATATGAAATCATAAAATGTATTCAACCCGATGTAATCGTCAAGGGTGGTGATTATACAAAAGATACGGTGGTAGGTGCAGAATTTGCAAAAAAAGTTTTACTTTTTGATTATATTAAAAATAAAAGTACTAGCTTGGTTATTGAAAAAATAAACAAGGCAAATAGTGGGTTGTAAAATTTTTCATACTTTTAATGCTTTGTATGAAAAATTTTATTCATTTTATTCAAGTTATGCTTACCGTTTATTTGTTGTAAAAAGATCTATTAGCTTCAAGTTCTTGATTCTCATGCTCTCTATTTGGTGATAATATAATGCTAGGCGCCATCATTCTTGCTTGCAACTGTTGACGATTCAAATAAGGATTTTTCAAATCACTATTGCAATATCCAAATCCAGGATTACTTGAGTCAAAAATAGAGCGATACATATAAGGAACATTACTAGAAGGAGTTTTGTTAGTATCATAATAAGGACTTAATCCCATATCATAACAAGCTTCCATTTTATTATATTTCATAATTTCTAATCCATTTTCTGTCATGAATTTTCTATAAGCCCAATTTGAGTTTATTTGTTCTTGTTTTTGAATTCTTTGATTAATTACAGCTTCGGGTTGCCAAGAAGCATAGTTTCTCCCGTCTGCCATAATTGGAGGGAAATCAAAATGAATATTATTTGAACCACTGAAACATTGCGCCCAAGACATTTTCTTATATATCTAATAGAAAATATTTTACTATCTAATCGGCCTAGACTATATTTTCATCAAGCAATCATTCTGAAATTATTTTATATTTACTCAAAAAGTTTAAGCAAGTCTTGTTTTTTCATTTTTGAAGCATCCTTTACTAAACCTTTTTCCATGGCAAGACTTCTTAATTTTGCTAAAGATGCTTTTTTATAGTCTACATTTATATCTAAATTTTTCAAACCTAAATCAGTATGACTATCTTCTAAAGAAATGGATTTTATAATATTATTAAATTCGGTGCTAGTATCTTCCTCAATATGTAATTCGTCCAACTCTTCTAGATTAATCTTTTTTACTTGAATTTCTTCTACATTATCTATATCAAATTCTTCAATATTGTTTTCATCTTCATCAAGATCTTCAAGCTCCTCATTTTCATCTTCATCAAGATCTTCAAGCTCCTCAATTTCATCTTCATCACCCTCTCCATCACCCTCTCCTTCATCATCATCATCATCATCATCATCATCATCATCATCATCATCATCATTTTCATTTTCATCTCCATCATCCTCTTCATCGGTTTCATTCTCATCAACTTCATTATCAGATACGTTGATAAGTTTTGAAGTACTTGCTACAAAAAATGGTTGTTGAACAGGCATTGCTACATTACCACCAACACTAGAAACACGTTCTATGACAGGGGATTGTAGTTGTCCTCTAATATGTTGTATTTCGCTAGCAAGTGTAGATACCAACTCAAACATGGATGTAATTTTATGATTTTGTTGAGCTAATTTTTGTGTAATGTACATCCCTAAAAATCCTACAATCAATAAAGTAATTGCTAAAGAAATAAGAACTGAAGAAGTAAAAATATCGGACAAGGCCATTCTTTACACAACAAAAATATAATTTTATTTTTATGAAAACGCATGTTTGTTTATAATTATTGAGGACACTTTGTCAAAATCTCTTCAGGATATTTCATGTCTTGTAATACTTTAAATCCTCCACGAACTTCTGATATTCCTTTTTTTAATAAATAAGTATATGAAAAATTATCATTTTTATGAAGTGTTTCCATACAATAATTTTCAATGTGTTTATTTTTCTTCAACTTTTTACATACCTTGGTGAAATGTGTTGTTAAAATGCATTTCACATTTTTAAATTTTACTAAATATTCCATAAATGCGAGAGAGCTAGTTGTAGCTTCTTCGGGATTTGTGCCAGAATATAATTCATCAAAAACACAAAAATGTTTCTCGTTGCCGTCTTTTGTACTATTTATAATATCTATAATCTCTTTACACCTTCTAGCCTCTGCTTGAAATAAACTATCTCTTCCAGACGTGTCTGGAATATTCAAGTAACAGTGTATATATTTAACTGGACTTAATTCAGCCCCTTCATAAAACCCGCATCCTACTTGTTGAGAGAGAATCAAATTTATCAATGCGGATTTTAAAACGGTTGTTTTTCCAGAAGCATTTGGACCAGTAATAACTACAGTTTTACTCAAGTCTACTGTATTTTTTATTGGATTTTTATTCATCAATGCTCCATAGTACAAATTTTTAAATAGAATACTTTTTTTATTTTCCTTTTCAGATTTTTTATTCTTTTTTTCTTTTTTGTCTTTTTTGTCTTTTTCAAATTTAAAATTTGCAAATGATATTTTCTTTTCTTTAATATTTTTCAAGAGTCCGGATAAAATATCTGTATACCCATAGTATCCAAACGAATACATGAATCCTGCATGTAATTTTTTATCCGAGTAAAATTCATAAAAATATTTCAACATTTTTCCTATTTGTCCTATATTTGATAGAGAGAACTCTTTTCCACAAATTGTTTGCAACTTTTCTTTAAAATTAGATAAAACTTTTATATTCTCTCTTGTTATCTCATTAAACACTTTGTAACTTTGCAGGCTATCAACATGTTTCAAAAAACATTCAACATTTAATTCTGTACTTTCAATATAATTTTTGATAAGAGTAAGCGAGTTGTGTATTTTTTTCATATTTTTATAAAATCTCATACAACTTAATATACTTTGGTATACAGAAATAACATAAAAGGCGGCAGATATAATTAAATATACTTTTTGATCGTTTGGTACAGCATGAAAGTGTGTAAATATTTTTCCAATTGCGTTTGTAGATGCAACCGTTTTCAAAACTGAAATATATTCTTCCATAGTTATATTTATGCCTTTTGCTTTTAAAATGAAAAATGGAAGAATTATGATGCAAATAGGAGTAAGCAAAGAAAGAACTGGTGAAGCCATATTATACATGCTCATATAATGTAAAAAAGATTCTGAATGATTCAACGATTCCCAATAGGGCCAATCTATATAAAAATATCTCTCTTTGAATCCAGTGTCAAGTTTTATTTCATCAAAAAGATTAAGAGTTTCTTGAACAATATTTTCATCTTTTTTCTCTGGTACAAATGATTTTAAAAGTGTTTGTGTATCTAATAAATATGTTTCGTCTGTTGTATAATGTGTAACCATTTCTTTCATAACATATTTACCTAAAGTTGTTTCGGGTTGAAATGCAAATTCATAAATAGAATTTGAAGAGGCGTCAATAGTTTCCACTAGCTCTAAATCTTGCGATATTACTTTATTTAATTGGCACTTTTCCGTAAGATGAGCTATTGGTAATTTAAAATATTCTGAAATTTCTTCTAATTTTGATACAGTAGACATTTCAAAAATATAATTTGAAGATACTAGAAGAAATGAAAAAAAATGTTCAAGTAAACCGAATCAAAAAATCGTTCAAAAAAAGTTTAATTATATCAATTTATTTATATTTAGTATTCAATGTTGTTGTTATGAGGTATGATGAAAGTATGGATTGATGGATTTTTTTACACCTTTGTACATTTGAACCGTTAATCAGTTGAAATGGGAACATTTTGTGTCCTATTTTAACTGGTTATCAGTAACGACCCTTAAGAACACAATGTGAAAAGTCTCATTTTACACCTTCAAGGTTGTAAATTTATATAAAAAAATATATACGCGTTTAAATTTATATAAAACATATATATATTATATAATAATGATTGAAAATTTTGTAACATTTGATATTGGTTCTCGTGATTGTGTTCAGGATACAGTAGATTCTTTTGACATTGTAATTTGTGTAGGACCAAATGATAAAGATATAATATATACACAAATAGAATTTACAAAAAAAAATATTATTGGATACAGGAACATTTACTTAATTTGTTATGATCCTAAAATAATTATTGATGGATGCATAACAATCAATGAAAGAATTTTCCCATTTTTACTAGAGAATGTAAGTGAGATACATGGACAATCAACCCGGAATGGTTGGTATTTACAACAATTATTAAAATTATATGCCTTGATGACAATTCCAGAAATTCTAGATAAATGTTTAGTAATTGACGCTGATACTTTTTTTTTGAAACCAACTGTATTTATTAAAAATAACAAGTGTTTATATAATTTTAGTCCTGAAAATCATGCTCCATATTTTGCACATATGTTAAAATTAGACGAAGAACTAATTAAAGTAGATAACAATAAGTCTGGCATATGTCATCATATGATGTTTGAAAAAAAATATATAAATGAATTGATAAATAAAATAGAAGAAAAACATAATGATAAATTTTATAATATTTTTTTAAAAATGGTTACAGATGTTCAGGAAGCCGGAGCGTCAGAATATGAAATATATTTTAATTATATATTTAAAAATTACAGTAATAATGTTGAAATAAGACAGTTAAACTGGGCTAACTTAACAACTTTAAATACAAATGCGGATTTTGATTATATTTCATATCATTTCTATATGCGTGATTAAATATAACTCAAAAATGGAGTTTTACACGATTAGATATGTAAACGCGGACTTGTTATAATTTATGATTTTATTTACACTTATACATAAATTTTTCTAACAATAATAATATAAAGAAATAATAATAATAATATTATTGTATAATGAATAATCTTGAATTATTAGAAGTGTATACTTTTGATAAAAAAAGTAGGTGTGGTACAAATGCCGACGGTGGATATGTAATTGCAGAATTGGATGGAGGTTATGATTGTTATATTTCCGCTGGAATATCTAGTGAAGAAAGTTTTTCGCGAGATTTTATTAATACGCATGATATGAATGAATATAATAGTTTTGGGTTTGACGGAACTATAGATAGTTATCCATATAATTATACAAAAAAAATAAGTTTTATAAAAAAAAATATCAATTATTTTAATGATGATGAAAATACTAATTTATCTTATTTAACTCATGAATATAGCAATATTTTTTTAAAAATGGATATAGAAGGAGGTGAATATCCATGGTTATTGCAAATAGATGAAATTCAATTAAATAAATTTAAACAAATTGTAATAGAATTTCATGGAATTACAAATGATGGTTGGGGATGTAATTATGAT